TGGGTAGACAAAGGTGTTTCCAGCTTGATAGTTTATCCCAGATGTCAGCACTCAGCCAAGCCACCAACGGCCAGAGATCGAATTGAACGGTTACATGGGGATGTTTCCAGGGTTGAGTTATTCGCCCGGCAGCCCGTAAATGGGTGGGATGTTTGGGGAAATGAGGTTGAAATTATCTCTCCAAAACTGGCTCCCCTGGCTGATTATATTGCCCCGCCCTATGAGGTTATTGTGGATGAGGATGAATACCAGAGTAGCGAAACCCCGGCAGTTTTATCAGGAATGCCGCCGGCTGCCTACGAACCAGGCGAGCAAATGGCACTAGTATAAAAAACATTGAGCGTAAAATCAAAATGGAGGTTACAAATACTATGCAAAAGAAACAAAGTCCAATCATTATGAACTGTGCGGATAATCGGCAGGTTGTTGACCAGATGATCAAGTGCAAAGTGTATGATCTGTTTATGGAGCAATCCAAGCGGGTTCGCACAGACCGGGCGCGGCTATTGATGCAGCATTATGACCAGCGTGAGGGGGTGTTATATTTCTTCTTGTTGTTTCTGAATCACCCTAAGCCGAAGGATAACGGCTTTTTTATGACCTTTATCCCCGACGCTGCCGGGCTTGATTCCGAGATACTGGATGCGATCAAGGCGATTGTGCAGGACTCCGGGCGGGATAGGGAATTAAAAACGTTGTATCTGGATACCCCGGAAATTAGGAATTAAGGAGAATGTTAAAATGGGATTAAATAAGTCTAAAGGTAATATGTATGAATTTGTAACTCATACCTGGAACACGATCAAGGGCGAATGTCCCCATGATTGCACGTATTGCTATATGAAGCGGTGGGGAAAATTAAACCCTGTTCGTTTGGATCGTAAAGAATTCAAGACAGATTTGGGCAACGGAAATTTTATTTTTGTTGGTTCAAGCTGTGATATGTGGGCTAAAGATATTCCCTATGAGTGGATAGAGGAAACGCTTGCCCACTGCCAAAAATATGATAACCGTTATTTATTCCAGACAAAAGACCCTATTAGAATGTTGGGTAAATTTGACGGGTTGAACGCGGTTGGATGCACTACAATTGAGACGAATCGTTGGTATCCTGAGATTATGCAAAATAGCCCATCTCCAGATTTACGGGCTGATGCTATGTCAATGCTGGATGCTGACCGGTACGTGACCATCGAGCCGATTATAGATTTTGACTTGCATGAGTTGGTAGAGTTGATTAAGATGTGCAGACCAAAGCAAGTTAACATTGGCGCGGACTCTGGTAATAATGGTCTGCCTGAGCCGAGCGCAGACAAAGTGCTGGCCCTGATTAACGCCTTGAGTGAGTTTACTACGATAGACCAAAAGCGGAATTTAGGCAGGGTATTGAATCATAAATAGTTAAAGTCAAGAAAGGGCAGATCAAAAATGACAGTTAAAAAAAGTACTACCTTAGTGTGTAATCATTGCAAAAAAGAGGAAACCTTCACTGGGGATAGACCGGCTGAACCTGGCCCATTTTTTATAGAGAAGGATGGAACCGCCTACCTAAGCGGTAGTCTTTATCAGCCGCCCCGTCTATGGTACATAATTGAACCCGATAGTAGCAATAGCATTGTTTATGCCTCGGATGATATGATTAGCGGGAATTTTTGTTCGCTTGAATGTATGCGCGATCATATCATCCGGGCGATTGATGATAGGGATAACCCAAAACCAATGAAACTCGTGTCTGTAATTACAGAGTGAATTGAATCAGGCTACTTTTTATGGTATCATTTCGTCAGTAGTGAAAAGGAAAAAATGAAAAAGAGAGTGCGGAAATATTCCATAGAATTTAATTATGATATTGTATCCAGGCTAAACCGAGCCTTGATAATAATGGTAATCATTATCATTGTGCTAATTTTGGTTTTGTTTGGATTTCTTTGGGCGGTAGAGCATTCATACATACCGGTATTATAGGCGATCAAAAAGAGTTGACAGTATTTCTCATCTGTGATACCATTTCATAAGGCGATGGAACGGGCAAGCGCCATTACTCGTTGCTTTTTCTCCTTTTTGATTGACCAATAACCGGGCGCACTCGCTTTTTCCATTGCTAAGCGATTCCCCGGTTATTGGTTTTCTTAACTCTATTTTTTTTGGGGGTCTATTTTGTCACCAGAAAGTCAATACCTTATCACTCTATTCCTGTTGGCCCTGATATTTATCTCAACAATGGTGGTTTTAATTGTAGCCTTAAAAACGCAGCAACTTGTCAGTCATACTCTCCGGCAGATAGAGGACCTCCATACCTGGGTTGGTAAAGAGGATGAAAATGGAGTCAAATTGGTTTACTTTAGCCGCAGCATGGCTGATACCCTAAAAGACTTGGGGGACAATATACATTTACAATCAGAGGCGATAAAGGAGCAAACGGAAGCAAGCAACCGTTTGCATTCTTTTTTAAGCGGCGTGAAGTTTGGGGGAGAAAAAATATCTTAAAGGCAGCCGGCAGGGGTAATCGTGACGCGGTTTGCGCCGTGACTGAGTACGGTATAGCCGTATGATTGTTGACGTTACCCGATCCCCTGCCGGGGAAAGTGGGCTTGCATGCCCGGTGGTCTGTACATCCTCCGCAGACCATTACCCGGCAGGGGATTAAAATCAAAACACTTATTACTGTGAAAGTGCAAAGAAATGGACAACATAACAAGGGCAAGAATGGCAATAATTTTCAACGAGTGGGCGAAACGTTATACGGAGAATCCGGCCTGGTTTCTTGATGTGCTTGATGAGAACGGGCACCCAATTGAGGACTATGGAGAGCTATGCGCTACCTATTTTGACAAACTAGCAAGAGAATTGGATGCACACGGCAAATTGCCCCAACCTTGGCTCGTTACAAGCCTTTAAAATCAAAACACTTATTACAAAAAAGGAGTAAGACAAAATGTATAAGACTTTATCTGTAGTTTTACTGGTAGTCATTCTCTCCCTGGCCCTGGTGGGCGTAGTGTTGGCCCAGGATGTGCCGGACGTACCCACCCTGCCGCCGGATGGCACGGCGGCGCAGACTGTGAATCAGTGGATTGATTATTTCTCTGCGCTTTTGGTTATGCTGGCGGCTGGTTTGGTCGGCTCGGCAATCACCGACATTTTTAAGAATTGGTTTCCCTGGGTTAATAAAGAATTGCAGGATAAAGCCAAGCAGGGCTTGACCCAACTTTCTGCGTTGGTTATTACCGGTGGGTTTGCATGGCTGAGTCAATTTCTTTTACCATATACTGATGTGTTGGACACTCCTCAAGCTGGCGGCGTTTCCATCTGGCAGGGGCTGGTAACTTTGGTGGGCGTGGCCGTGGCGATGATCGGTGGGCAAGTATTCTATCTGGCTAAGAAAAAAGCCAAAAAGTAGGCAGTGGTTATGGACTGGAACGAAAAAGACGCGGAGGCGTATGGCTTTTATATCGCCAATGGTGCGCCTCTTTTTGAGGAGACCGGTCTGACCTTAATGCACCCAGCTTCGGCCCATGATCAAAAGTATTGGGCCGTGCTGGGTGTTTTTAGTTTGCCCCAAAGAGAGAACCGAGTAGCCGTTTCCTTGTTGAATGAAGATGGTCAATACCTGGGGCCAATCAAGGAAGCCGTTGGTTGGACGTGGGGTGGCAGGCAAGAAGACGAGGTTGCCGGGCCGATTGAATTGAAGGCGCAGCCGGAGCGGGGCGGGATTGGGCTTGTTGGCTCCCCGCTTAGTATATGGGCTAAAGAGAGCGGTTTGCCGTCCGATTCGCTGCTTGGGATCGAATCGCCTTGTTATGTTGTCTTTGGCCGGGTTGCGGCTAAGAATCCGCCGTCGGATGACGAGCCGGAGCCGGGCGACGTTGCTGAATTTATCGCCAACACTATCGCCGCTATTGACGCGCAGGTGGGTAAGCTGGATTTGGCGCGGGCGGCGCTGATAGCGATCAGGGATAGCCTTGCCGAGAAAACTTGATATTATCGGGAATAGTCCGGTATTAAAGCCTGGGGTTGCCGCTCTGGGCTTTTATTTTGCCTAAAAGTTTAAGGTAAATTATGTAAATTAACTATTGACGAGTGACAATAAGTATGATATACTATTGTCAACTAACAATAGTTAGTTATTAGTTTTACGGAGGAACAAAATGAGCAACAAGACAGTGTTTTTCGGGATTATGGCAGGTGACTTATTTGGCGATGTTGATCCAGAGGCCGAAGGTTACGATGGACAAGCCAGTTTGGAAAAATACGGCGAAATGTGCAGCGATGCAATTATTGCTGGATTTAAAAAACACGGCGAACGTGTGACCACTGAGTGGGAAAGTCAAAATGTTGGTGGTGTAGTACCATTTGGGTTAAAAACCAGGGTTGACGGCGAAACTGATCACGAGGATGTTGATTTTGTCGATAATATTATTGGTGAGGTTTGGCAATCGTGGGAATGGGTGGTGGAAGTCTGATGCTAAACGAGCGGATCAACTATGAAATAGAAACCGCTCTCGACACACTACTGCAAGACAAGCCGGGTGGCACAGTCACCCGGCAACGTCTACAAGCCGTGTTAGAGAGATTGGCGCAACAGGTAGCAACAGATGCCAGAAATGACACATTGTTGAGCCTAAAAACCTCTGCTGATGTGGCAGAAATATATCAATGTAGCAAGCAGGCTATCAATGCCAGAGCTAAACGGCTCAAAACTCGATTTGGTAATTTTGGCTGGCAGGTTAGCTCTGGGATGTGGATATTTATACCGGAGGAGGTTGAACAATTGAGGCCGGGAAAACCAGGGAGGCCACCAAATGAATAAATCCAAATGGAAGGTCGGTTATAGTAGCGCGACTGGCAAATATGTACCAGTCCCATTATTTGGAGATATGAATTACAGAGACGCCAAGGCCGAGTGCAATCGGCTCAATAAAATCAAAGCGGACGCAAAGCAAAAGAGCGAAAAAAAACAAGATTGACAAACCGCAACCGAATATGATACAATCCCCTTGAGCGGCAACTCCAGTTATGAGTTGTCGCTTTTTTGTATGGAGATCAGATGCTTTTACCATTCGGGCAGAAAGCTAGAATAACTCACCAATATCTCAAGGGTGAGGTGGTCTGGATCACCGATGCCAGGCTGAGCTATTTCATCGGTCACGACTGGCAGTACAAGGTCAGAACCGATAAGCGGCTTCACTGCGGATACTTCCTCTGGGGCGGCGCGTGGTTTGATGAGATGTACTTGGAACCACTGCCGGGTGATGGAGTAGTGCCGTCTTATCTCAATATATCTGAGCCGGAAACGTGGCCGCCGGTGGATGACGATGAACTCCCGCCGGATGACGAGCCTGAACAATATCCGACAGAATGGCCGGACTTTGGCCCAGAGTTGGCGGCGTTGGATGGGGTGATTGGGCAGATTGATAATATCAAGGAACAGCTATCATCCATTATCTAGTCGCCTTCTTCCTGGCCCTGTCCATCAACGGCGTAGCACTGGCCGAAAATAATAAACTCGAAGCCGTTGGCGAAACCAGGCGAGCCGGACTCACGGCCATTGACATCCCGGCCGGCGTTGAGATAAGCGCCTATGAGTGCCGGGTGGCGCTGCCCTGGCGGTATGGTAATCTGATTGGTAGCGAGGTGTACTTTCTGGAAGATACAGGGCGGCTCTATGGGCCGTGGTTGGTAACAGATATTCAGCAGTCGGCGCACGATGCTGACCCGTTGCTGAATATGGAGAATAACGGATTATTAGCCGACGTGGACTGTGAAGGGATGGTGCATCGGCGGGGGCAATTATTGGTGAGGTATAGATGATGAAATTACTTCAACTTGTGACGGGGATACTACTTCTTTCTGTCATACTACTTGCTTTGGTACAACCTCAACATGCGGAAGTACGCATTGAGCATGAGGGGATGCCGGATTATCTAGAGATAGACGGTACATCTGATGCGGTTCTTGTGACGGGCCACGAACCGATTGAATTTAACCGTATTGACATTATCAACACCGGGCCGGTAACGATAACCGATGGCACAACCACGGCGGTTTTTAGCGGTACGCTGATTATTAAAACATCCGGTGGGGTTGATCACATTGATATTGATCCGGTTTCAATTTTTGAGATAGACGAAAATCCGCAAAATTAAGAAGGTAAATTGTTACGTGGCGGCGTGCGTCCAGCATATAAATTTGCACCCCTGGTTTAGTGTGATCACCGGTGAAATATGTGTGCAACTTGTCCCTTGATGAAACTTACAATCAACTAAGCGGCAATCAATTTGAGCCGTCTGATCTTCACACATAGAATACCGCTCAGGCGGGGTTGTGTTGTGGCTACCAACTGTCTTGCTTTCGTGGTATGTATTGAGTAATTTATTAAAGGATTGCGACTCTTGTAGTACATCCTCTAGTTTTTGTGCCTTATATGACCTCGCACTATCGCTTAATTGTACCGTTCCGTGTAGCCACGCAAGAGCGCCCCAAGCCTCACTAGACAAGTTTTCTATAATTTTCTCTGCTTTAGATAATAAATATCTTAAGTCATCCTCGTTAGTGCTTGACACGTTACTGTTGTCTAACCTGATTTTGGGGGCAGTAATGAGTGGCTTATTTGCAGAAAGGAAATACTTTTGCTTATATTGCCCCGTTTCAACCTCTTTTTGTGTAATGCCACGATAAACAGCCCAGCCGGGACATTTTGGGCAAACAATGGAACCCATAATTTGAACGTCATCAAGGTAGAGGGTTTTGCAGTTTACGCAATAAGCATAGGTTTTTAGTTGACGCCGTTTAAATTCCTTTTTTAAGGATGGTATGTTTTTCATTTTTGCTCCTCTGATGCTAAATTATGGTGATTAATATTTTCATTTCGTATAAAATGTATTATGCGAAATATGACGCGCCTATAGGGAAATCCATATCGCCAAGATAACGGTTGAATTTACGCGATACGGGTTGGACTCGTACCGACCAATAGAATTAACTTTGCTACCCCGGCAATGATTTGTTATATGGCGTGGGTGTGGCCCAATGAGTTAATTGTGGATGCTCTGAGTTAAGCCGGGCCACTACTTCTTCAGCTTGATTTACAGGTAAAGCAAGCGTGCCACCCCCACTATAACCAGTAATTTTGCTTTTCCAGTGTATATATTTTTTAGACATTTTGGCCCCCTTAAGCCATATAACGGCGGGCCATAACCCGCCCGCTTTTAATAATTCAATAACCACCAACTACCCCACGCAAGGCATTACTCAAGCAGCCGACCCGCTCTTGGGGTCGGCGTTGATGGCCTTGTTAGGTTGCGCTTCTCGAATTTTATCATAAATTTTTTCTATACCGTATCTGTCTGGATTTCTCCATTTCTGAGAATTACGCAACATTATCCATTGTTCTATCGCGTCCAAAACAAGCAACGGGTTATCATAATCAAGACCCTCAAATAATTCCTCTTTTATCTCTGGCTCACGCCGGATAGTATCTATCCATACGGCTCCCATTATGACTTTCTGCATCATTGGGACAAGCGCCCTCATGTCCTCTTGGTATTCAATATAACCATCAATGCTGGCTGTTTTTGCTCCCATCCCATCGTTTGGGAATGGGACACGGGTCAAAATGTTATTTAATCGTAGTAATATATCACGCTCATTTGTGTTCATAAGATAGCAACCTAACTCGTTATTATTCCGACTGTCTAATACTAGACATTGCTTTCTTTTATTCCGGCCCTGGCTCTAACCGAGGACACCCAAAAGTATTGTTGAGATCACGCGCCCGGCCCGGCTGATTGCCGGTTGGTGGGCTTCTCTACCATTCTGGTAATTCGATCTCAGTTCCTTCGGCTTTGATGTATGCCTTGAGCCATTCCATAAAGTCGCCAACTTCTCTACCGGCAATAATGCGCGGAGAGGCGTACCACTCATCCATATCATCATCGCTTTTTGTTAGTACGTATTGGGTAATCAAACGATCTATGTCGTCAAGAGTAAATACCATTTGATTGCCCTGTTGGGCATTGTCTGCATTATCTGTGTGAATAGCTTCATAGTATTCATCTTTTGTGCAATCTCTGTCAAGGCAAAAACATAGAGTACACTTAAAATACCTACTGATTTTGTCAATGCAGGGGCCGTGCCAATCGTGACTACAGCTTAATTGTTGCCTTACCTGTTTTTCTGTGCCGCCATAGAAAATTGTCATTGGTTCACCTAATAATAAATTTACACCACACTAACATCACGCGCCCGGCCCGGCTGGTTGCCGGTTAGTGGGTGGCCCTACGGGTTCGCGTAACCAACTTTGGTAATAAATCATTTGGCACATCCCACAAACCAAGCTGCCCACGGCACGGAATAGGTTCTACCAATTTTTGGACATCAGCTAACACCCACCCGATGGGACCAAAAAACCATTCATTCTCAACGAGATCACTTGGGTGATGTAGCACAATCCCGACCTCAAAACATTGCTCATTAACCCAACTTATTATTTTTGCAGTAGCTACAATTGAGCCAAGAGGCAAATTTGCGGGAAGCGTGACATGCTTCACTCTTTGGATAGCTGAATATCCGAGCGCGTCACTTTTCTTACTCGTATGAATGGCAATTCTTTTGCCAATAATCCAATCTGGTGGTTTCCAAGTCCGGTTTTCAATTCGTTTGTCCAAGTCTGTAATTGCATAAGCCCACGGTTGTTTTATCGTTAGTGCCTTCATAGCTTCACCTTAAAATGAATTTACACCACACTTGACATTATAATACAAGTATCATACGATGTCAAAAATCACTAAAAACAATTAGATAATCGGCTATTGTAAACTAAAACCATCCATGCTATAATCTGAGATAGGCAATGGAACGGGCGCTGATGCGCCTGGTTCCATTTTTTATATCGGGGGCATGTATGAACCGGTTACAGGACAAGCTGAATGAACTGATCGAAATATGGACAGAGGCCGGGCAGTGGTCGGAGCCTGATCTTAGCGAGTGTGTCCAGTTCATCGTTTTGGAAGCCGTCGAATCCCTAAAAGCCTCAATCTGGCTCGACCCCCCTTTTGTTCGTAACAATCCCCGGGCCATTGATCTGTTAGACCTGGATAAAGAGGTGGCCGACACCCTGTTTATGTGCCTCTATTATTTCTCTCTCCGAGGACTGTCAGCCGATGAGCAGGTTCGGGCGAAGCTGGCAGAAATGCACCGCAAGAGAATGGAGGCTGCCCTTGCTAATAAATAAACCCTCAAGCGTATCAAAAAACTCCCCTTTGGCCCAAAAAGCAAAATATGTGATCAAAAATTACGACAGCGCCGAAGTCCAGCGAATCCTGATGGACGGGCGGCACAGTAATGACCGGCTGCTGCCCCGGCACTTATTTGAAGATGACCGGGCCTATACTGCATTTATTGATCTAAATGAAGAAATCCAAAACTGTGGCCCGGTTATTGCTTCCGAGGTATTCTTCAAGGTGTTTTTATTTCTTGCCGGCGAGGGGTGTTTATGAATATTCTTGACCCGTCAACGATCCGCAATATTAAAGAATAGTAAGGGAGATGAGTTGACAAAGACAAAAAGAAGTCGTAAGTTAGACCCAGACAGGGTTGCGATTATACTTGTTGAGGCTCTATATAATGATGACGCGAAAACTGCGGAACGGTGGGGCATAACAACCAGGACGCTACAAAACTACAGAAGAAGGCTATCAAACGATGTAGAACTTTCGCAAAAATTCGTCCTTAAAAAGAAATTATTTGAATCTGATTGGGCCGCAGAAGTACCATCAACGATCAGAGAGGCTATGGAATTCATTAGAAGGGCTGCAAAAGAGGCAGATCACAAGGACGCTGAAGTTATACACGCCATTGCAGGGGCAATGAAGGTAACAGCCGAAATGGGGCTAACGAAAGAAATTATAGATGCTAGGCTTGGGCAGTTTAGACCAGATAGATCGGATAGAGAAGAAGATAGACCGGTGGATACCGTCGAGTCCGGAATCATTATTGATCAAAAGTAGCGCCGAAAAATGGGAACCAAGTCCCGGCCCGCAAACAGAGGGATATTATAGCCCTGCTGATATTCTTGGTTATGGTGGGTCAGCCGGGGGCGGTAAAACTGACCTATTGCTTGGGCTGGCAAAAAATGAGCATACAAACTCTGTAATCTTTCGGCGCGTATTTCCTAACCTGCGGGCCGTGATTGAGCGCAGCCGGGAGGTTTTTAACCCGACCGGTAGGGATCATCAAAAAGACACGTACAACGAGAGTTTGCATCGCTGGGCTTTAGATGGCCGAATACTTGAATTTGAAGCATGTCAGTACGAGAAAGATAAAAACAATCAACGGGGGCGACCTCGTGATTTTTATGGTTTCGATGAGGTTACGGAATTCTCAAAGTCGATGGTCGAATTCATTATGGCCTGGCTGCGGTCTACTGACCCGGATCAACGCTGCCGGGTAGTGATGACCTTCAACCCGCCATCTGATGACGTGGGGACGTGGGTTGTAGAGTATTTTCGGCCCTGGCTGGCCTATCTGCACCCTAACAATTTTACTCATCCGAACCCGGCCAAGCCCGGCGAATTGCGCTGGTACGCGGTACTTGACGGGGAAGAAACCGAATGTAAGGACGGCAAGCCCTTTATGTATAAGGGCGAGAAGATACAACCGCTTTCCCGGACATTCATTCCGGCAAAGTTGGATGATAACCCGTATTTGAGGGATACCAATTACCGATCAATATTGCAGTCAATGCCGGAACCACTCAGGAGCCAATTATTACATGGTGACTTCTCGGCGGCGGCGGGTAAAGACCCCTGGCAAGTCTTGCCCACTGAATGGGTCAGGCTGGCTCAGGCCAGGTGGTTGGAGAGAGAAAAACCGGACGTGCCATTAACGGCGGTTGGTGTGGATGCGGTGCGGGGCGGGCAAGATAAACTTGCGATCTGCAAGCGGTATGATAACTGGTTTGATGAGGTGTATGGATTGCCGGGGGTAAATGTTGAGGATGGCCCGGCCCTGGCCGCTATTGTTTGGCAGGAGTTGGACGGGGAAAAACCGTCTTACGTGATGAATATTGACGCGGCCAGCATTGGGGCCAGCGGCTATGATTCGCTAAAGACAATGTACCGGAACGTGATCCCTCTTAATGCCTCGGAGGGTTCAGACTATCGGGACAAGTCAAAAGCGTTCAAGATGCGTAATACCCGCGCCGAATACTACTGGCGAATGAGGGAAGCTTTAGACCCGGAGCATGGTGACGACATAGCCCTTCCTCCCGGTAATGAAATTGTAGCCGACCTGTGCGCGGCCCGGTGGAGCCTGACGGCGGCAGGTATACAGATTGAGAAGAAAGAGGACATTAAGGATCGGATCGGGCGAAGCCCGGACAAGGGCGAGGCGATATTATTTGCTAATATGCCCAAGCCAAAAGGGAAAGTTCCCGGCATATTAGCTCAGGGAAAAGTAAAAGTGAGGTTGAAAAAATGAACATATTTTCTATTTTTAAGCGCCAGACAGGCCCGATAGAGTTAGACTTGAACACACGCTCTGCGGAGCGCAAGAAATATGCTGCCCGCGCCCTGGCGAAGTCGATGGCCGGTCGGAGAACCCGGCTAACCACCGACGCTGCCTATGAATCTTCTATGTTCGCCTCGTTTGATTATATCGAGTCGCCGGAGTCGTCGCTTGAGAAATGGCGGCGGCAAAATCTCAATGACCAGACTTTGAGCCGGTTGTCTGCGGCTGACCTGGTAGAGTTGATGGCCGATGTCAGCCCGGAGATTAGCCGCGCCCTATGGGACTTCTTGCGCTTCTGTAATCCTGGCTGGAAAATTAAGGCGATGGTAAGCGAGAACGAATCACCCGCCGGTAAAGCGGCTATAGATAAAATGATAAGTGGTCTTGAAGACCTTTACGGCTCTTTTGATGTAGTGATAAACCGGCTTTTTATTGGCGGCTTTTTACGGGGGGCTTTTTTGGGGGAAGTGGTACTCGACCAAAAGGGGCGGGAATTTTTAGACTTTGCCACGCCTGACCCTTATAGTGTGCGATTCAAAAAGGTCAATGATCCTGACCGGGGCACAGTCTGGCAAATGGGCCAATGGCAGAGCGGAAGCTGGGTGAGTCTGGAAGTGCCAACCGTGGGTTACGTGCCGATTGACCCTCTACCAGGAAAGCCCTACGGTCGGTCTATGGTCGGATCGGCCATCTTCGCGGCTCTGTTTTTGATCGGGATGTTACACGACATTCGGCGGGTCGTGGCCCAGCAAGGCTACCCCCGGCTTGATCTATCTATTGACCTGGAGAAGCTAATTGAGGCAATGCCGGACAGTATAGAGGATGATCCCACCGAGTTCAAAAATTGGGTCAACGGTGTGGTTGATGAGGTCTGCGACGAATACGGCGATCTGGAACCAGACGATGCTTACGTACATACCGATGTGGTATCAGTCAATAGGCCGGTTGGGGCTATTCATACTGATAGCCTGGGTGCGGTTGATGGCTTAATACGCAGCCTTGAGAGGATGGCGACTCGCGCCCTGAAAACAATGCCCCTGCTGATGGCCTCCAATGAAGCGGTATCCGAAACTCACGCGAATCGACAATGGGAAATACACGTTGCCGGGATCAAGTCAATTCAACATTTATGCGAGAACCTACTGGCCCGGTTATTTACGGTAGCCCTGCACGCGCAGGGGATTCAGGCAGACGTCGAATTTAAGTTCTCAGAGTTGCGGGCCTCTGAGGAATTGAGGGACGCGCAGACAGAGGCGATTCTAATTTTAAACGAGACGGCGAAATATAATCAGGGTTGGACTTCTCAGAACGAGGGCGCGCAGCAGATAACCGGCCACGATGCTGATGTGCCGGGGCCGCGTATGTCCCCAACCCTTGTTGATATTTATCAGGGCGACGGGGAGGGTGAGGAGCCGATCCGACAATTGCTGGCAAAGTCTGGAGTTGAGTATTATAGAGCCGTCCAGATCGTGCCGGAGGGGTCAGAAGTCCCGCTGCCCCTGCTGCCCGATGAAGTAATTATCGGAGATCGGGAAATTGACGCGGCCATTGAATTGTGGGATGAGCTAATACCGCGCCTTTACCGGGGGATGCTGGATGCTGAGGTAGTCGGGCAGACTGACTACGGTGAGAACGGACGGGGAAAACGGGCCGGGGGTAAACCTGTTTGGGAATGGCGGCAGGCGACAAAACGATACCATCATAATCCCACCAATCAGTTTATCGGCCAGCGCCGGATGGTTGAGTTGCGGGACGAGTTTGCCGAAAGACAAAAAGAACGGGTGGCCGACAGTGAGCTAAATGACCAGCTATTGACCGGCGACATCTCTATTCAGCGGTGGGTATTGGGCCAGCGCGAAATAATCAAACAAACATACATTGACCAGTATGTAATGGGCAAGGGAGGGCGCAACGCTATGACCCAGGCCGATTGGGGCCGGGTAGGGCGTATGCTGCGGGATCAATACGGCTATCTGCAAAACTTCGGGCAGGACATAGCCGACGGTAAAAAGAGCGTTGCCCAGATACGCAACCAGGCGAGTATGTACATCGATTCATCGGTACAGGCATTTGAACGGGGCAAGGCTGCCAGTTACGGGAATTTCACCTTACCGGCTCACCCAGGCGACGGGCAAACGAAATGCCTGGGGCGTTGCCGGTGCAAGTGGCGCATCAAGGAAACCGACGAGGCGTGGGAATGTACATGGGTGATTGATAGCGCGGCTGAAAATTGTGAGGATTGTCAGGGAAACGCCCGAAAATGGAACCCGTTGATCATTGAAAAAACGCGGGCCAGAACCCGGCAACAGTTAGCGGAGGTATTAAACAATGTGTGATGATAACTCAGTGAGTACCCAAATAGGCGGGGTCTTATGCCCCGGCTGCAATGGCACGATGTTGCGGGATCGAATTGACAACACCTTGACCTGCCGGAATACCGGCTGCAAGTTTTGGAAGGTTAAATTTAATCCACCCGTTATAAAATTAACACTTGCAGAGGGGGAGAAATGCCAAGCGATAAAAGACCCACGTTTCCAGCTGCCCCGGTAGTTGGCCGGGGTGTTAAGCTAAAGGCCCCGGCTTATATACCACTATGGGGCATTAAGCTGGTGCAGCGCATAGCTCAGTTCACCTCGAAGCCGGGAATCTATCCGGCTACCCTGATTGTGGACAAAGATGGCAACCGGGAGTTGGTTGTCGAAGGCGGGAAAAGGGAAAGGTTAGGGAAGTGATGAATCTTAAATACCAAGTCATTCGAGCGGGTAATAAATAAGTGGACAGAGCAATAATAGTCATTGTTTATCTTTTGCCGGTTGTATAAAATTGTGGTATAATAACTGTGGGGTGAGCGATGACAATTTTCTATGGCGGCACAGAGGATCAAGTAAGAAAACAATTACAATGTAAACACTTTTGGCGCGGACTTAATGCTGATAGAATCAGCGTGTATTACAAGTGCGTTCATTGCTCTTGCTTAGACAGACGTTGTACCGAGGACGAGTATTACAAAGCTCTACGAATAATGGAACAAACCCCCGCGCCAAGCCCATCCACCCCCCCTCAATTAGGTAGCTTAAGGGGAAAAAAGAAATATCACATTTGTACAATGTGCACCCCCCATCATATTGATAATTGCGAAACCTGTTTTGGATTTGGTGTTCTTAAAAAGCGCACTCAAGATGGTATTATTCCTGTCAGGGCTAGTCTTATTGAAACTATTGCGGAACGTGACTGCGAGGCTTGTCCAGAGTGCCAGAGTACTTTATCTGGCCCCCCAAGCGAAAGACTCGCCACCTATACAGGCGAAGAATATTTTTACGGCCTAAATGATTACAACCCATTTAAGCCTGGGGATAGGATAGACGTTGAGTATGGTGGTGGGTTGCGGCTTGTTGGAACCGTAGTCAAAATAGACGGGTTGAGAGTTGTTATTAAAACAGAATAGGAGAGGCAAGGCGATGGATAAACTTAAGCAATTAATACAAAAATGCAAATGTGGAGTATATCTTACAACGAACGAACACCGTGATCTCTATATGACGGTGGAGGATAGACTTCGAGAGTTGTCTGACTTTGATAACCTTCCAGATATTGACCCCGAAATAAAACAACTGATGATAGAAAAAAATACAATGATTGAACTTCAATTCTATCCAGTTACGCCGATTGGTTTTTACCGCCTTTTTCATTGGGATTTAGACCTCGCATTGGATCAGGCGCTAGAATGTATTGATACCTAATACGAACATGAGAGGCAAGGCGATGGCAGTAAAAATAATAAACTATGATTTTACAAATAAACTATGTGAGGCGCTTGGCTTGAGCGGCGCTTATGTTCGCCGGATGGTGATTGATACCGGAAACCCCGGCGATGCAATTACGATTTATACCGAGTCCTTTGCTTCCGATAAACTGTTACAAGTTGACTGGTCTGCTTTGAAGGGGCTTGATATTGAAGTGATTGACGTATCTACGATGGGCGGTGATTCCAATGGGTGATTGCATTTTCGCCTTTTTATTTTTCTTTGCCGGGTTTATCTTCGGCGGGGTGTGGGTAAAAATTGGCATAGAGAAAAGCGGCCTCAAATTCAAGTATGCCAAAGGTGGCCGGTGGGAAGTTGTTGACGATACCCGAAAGCCTGAAGATACTTCCATTGGCAAGTGCAAGACGTGCGCTTTTCGTGAGAATGACTATTGTATGAATGAAAAGTTACGTGAGGATGACAACGAAACTTTCCATTTGACCTTTGAAGAAAAAAACGATTGTCTTATTTACAGCTATGATGATGGTGGAAATTTTTGGGTAGGCGAAAACTTCGGGTGTGTCCACTGGGAAGGAATTGACGATGACAAGTAGACGTGATTTTTTGAAATTAGTTGGTACTTTTTTGGGCGGCGCTGTGGCTGGCGCGGTGGGTATTCAGGTTGGGATTGAATCAGACAACCCGTTCTCTATTCATCCCTGCGATATTTGTGGTAGCCCGGCTGTTACTATGGATGAAATAACGCGTGTTCACGGAATCGAAATGGTGCACGAAGTTTATTACTATTGCGACCAGCATAAGGATTTTTACAAAGATAAAGACAACCCGCTCTATTATTGTTCTGATCTGGATGATAATTTATATGTTGGAGGATATTTTACCACTCACCCATACCAGCCTTACAACACAGAACAATCAGATAGAAAATTTATCCCTCCAATAGATGGCACAGACTGGGTACAAGGTTGTGATCTATCTGAGTTTCTCAGGATTCCACATAGCCTGGAGGGGCCAAATGAATCATAAGCGCGGGCATATCTACGGCAGGCCGCATAAGCGAAGTTTGGCGCAGTCTTTGATTGCTCCCTGGGAAGGGTGGAGACTTAATAGAGATAGGCAACTTGAATTTGTCGGCTTTCCGGTTTCTACGCGCGGGCATATCCTGGAGTCCCATACTGAAAAGAGCGCCGGGCAGGATGTCAAGGTGATTGACAAGTATGAAATTGATGGCGTGGTGGTGTTGGAGTGATGAGTAAGGCTGAGAGATTTCACTTGGCTACATTGATTATTTGTTGTAGTTTATTTAGTACTAGCAATACAGACAGAATGTGGGTTGATTTAATTGTACCATTAGTGCCCTGTCTTGCTGTTGGATTTATTTTTGTGTTTTTCACTGGGGGTAAAAAATGATAGATAAAGATTACATTAGCTCAGATGATTTTGATTCGCAAAAGCCTGAAACGTGTCCCGGCAAGGTAACATTAATAATAAACGGGGAAGAATTAGGAACGGTAACTTTTATTAAGGGGAAGCCGGACAAGCGTGTAGTTGAGGTTACATTAGATGGTCTAGTCTTGGAATCTCGTGATCTTGTTGATACGACTGGCCGGTGTGAATTTGTTTTCCCTGGACAGCACAGTATATCATTTGATGCCCTAATTGTTTTAAGTTCTGTCAATGATGAAACAATTGGGTTTTTAACCATTGTTACTTTAAGCCCCATTGGTTCACCTGTTGAACATTTAGATGGTGAAGCGTTTCCTTTTCCCTCGGTCGCTGATTATATTGCCGAGGGATCGCAATGGCTAAAAAACAAGATGGCATTTTAATATGAATGAAAAGCGTATCCCGGTAAAGGTAGTTAAGGTTGTTTGGCCCTGCGAAGCCTGCGGCAAGGGAGAGATGGAGTATGTAAAGGGCAATAGTCATCTGACTATAACTCCATTTAGGGAGCATAAGTGTAATGTTTGTGGGCATACAGATGACGCAAGAAATAAAATTTATCCCCGTATTGAATATGAGCGGGTGGACGAGTCGCCTGCTTTCCAAAAACCGCCGAAGAAATTGTATCTCTCAATTTTTACAGATCGCTATAACGATGTTTATGTGCGTGTATTTGATACGCCAGAAAAGGCTATCTCGTATGCGAAAAAATTAGCTAAAGACTATGCAATGCGCCCCGAAGACATTCAAGAGACAATGTGTTGTGGAAGATGGTTATACAATTGTGTTTTTTCTCCCGAAGGTTATAGTGTTAGGGTTGAGGAAAGCGAACTAGTGAACGAATGAAAGATATTGATTTCACGGCCTCGATACTGTATATGCGCTATAGCTCATTGGTCTATTCAGTCATAGCACTTGTTTTGCTTGTAATGTTTGGTGAGGGAATTGTGGCTAATAGCCATTTTCTGCTTTGCCTGGGCGCTTGCTTTGCTTTAGTTGGAATAGCAATATTATTATTCCGTGGCTTAATTACTGGGGGTAATTATGAGTAGGTGGGCGAGAAGCTTAACGGTAGGCAGCCGGGAAAGCCCCGGCGGGGACGGTAAGAGAAAAGCAGTCAGGTGCAAACTGATTGATCAATCCCGTATAATTGCAGGTTAGAGTCCTGCCTCGCCCCTTGCGGTGTGGTTTTTACTACTTCGTGCCTAAAGTCAGGATATGTCCGCTAGTTGAAATATCACTAGTTTAGTCCTGGCAACTACGCCGCATATAACAAATCGTTGGTGGGCGAATTGCTACCACCGCGATTTTTGAAACATACTCGCCGGCAGAGTCAATAATCAAGTGGCTTGCGGTGCTGGCCCGCAATCGCCACAACTCAGTGTTCCGGCTGTATTTGGACGCTTGACAGATCAAAACACCTGTGATACCATACCCATAACTAAATAAATGCCGGACACCCCCGGCAGCGGAAATTGTGACCCCTAAGAAACACAATTAAAGACCCGCTATTTAGCGACGTGACCTAATGAATCCACGCCGCCGAGTTTAATCGACTCGGCGGTTTTTTGTTTTTGCTTACAAAAAGGATTTTATAACATATGTTTAATTTCTTAAGGCCAGTTGTTCTCAGTGGCTTTGCCCTCCTGACTGTTTTCTCTTTTCTGCCTCCCGCTGCCGGAACTGATGTCCAGGCCAATGTATTCACCAACGCCACGATCACCACCACAGCCCAAAGCGAGGTTGTCGCTTGCGGGCAGGGGGCCGGTTCTATTGGCCGAAAGACTCTGGTGGTTGAGAACAAGGCGGATGCGGCCAATGGCGCGGTTACGGTAACGGTTGAGCTTAGAGACGCAATTGCCGGAACTGATTTCACCTCCGGCTATATGGCAAACGGCGCGGTAGCAACCGGAACCATTACCTATACCGCCAAATATCCTACTGATGATATTGCGGCCAGGTTTTGTAATGTGTCGGCGGTGTCGGCTTCAACCTCAACTATAACCGTAACACTGCGGAAGGAATAACCTATGTCGAAGTCACAAAACATTTTCCGCTTTCCTGCCAATATCCTTACCCCTTCTTTGATGGCCGATACTGACCGCGACAACCCTCTGATGCAAGCCGTTAAGAATGAATTGTCTGAGCAATTGGACGGGGTTGAACCGTTTTTCTGGCCTGCGGAAATTAGCTCGACCCGGCTGGACTCGTATTTTACCCATATGGCCGAGTCTACCCTGCGTAACTTTGCCAGTGATGCGGCAGATGGCCGAACGTTCCTGGATAGTCACGACTCCGGAAAGTTAGGTTTTGGTCAATCCTATGATGGCCGGGTAGAGATCAACAATGGCTTGACCCGTGTAGTGGCCGGTTTTTATACTGTGCCGGGGATTAGGTTTGGCGGAAATCATAGCTACGAGTCAACCGATGACTTCATTATGGCTGTTAAGACCCGGCTGGCGCGTGATGTGTCGGTGGGCTTTTATGGCGGGGAGCATGTTTGTGATATTTGTGGGGGTAATTATTTTGATGCTTCTGAATGCCCTCATTTTCCCGGTGTTAAATATCCGGTAGGTGATCAGGGTAACCAGGTAGTTGTTTGCACCCTCACTATTGAGGATGCCCGTCTATCCGAAGTCTCGGCGGTTTACGATGGAGCCACGCCTGAAGCAATGATCCTTAAGGCGGAGCGGATGAACAAGGCCGGGGATTTGGATCCAAAAGTTGCCGAGTCCCTGCGAACACAATACCGTATTAAATTACCGGAGCCGGTCAGCCGGTTTGCCGGTGTTGATATTAAAGACAAAAGGAGCAAGCAAACCATGAACGAATTAGAAGCCATTCGCGCCGCATTACAAGAAGCGGCGGTGAAAAACGCTGAAAAGGTAGTTGAGGGAGTGCAGGAGTTGATTGATCGAGCCAATGCTTTGCAGGGCGAGAACGATAAACTCACGGTCAAAGTCACCGAACTGCAACCCCTGGCCGACGATGGCCGGGCTTATCGGGGCGACCTGGTTGAAGAGGCCCTGGCCGAAGGTGTCCGAGCTATGGGTGACGAATTCCCGATGGAAACCTACCGGGGAATGCTGGAAAGCGCCGGGCTGGATCACATCAAGCAGGTTCGGGACACGCTCAAAGCCCAGGGTGACAAGAATTTCCCCGGCGGGCGGCAGACGGCAGATGAAACCGAAACACCGGAACCGGAAGGCGGGGAAACTGAAGAGGTTTCTGTGGTTCCCGACTCCGCTTACGCGGCCTAATTGACCGTAACCTTAAACAATAAACATTCATTAGCATTTTAACGAAGGGAGTTTTATAAAATGGCTGATCCGAGAGACAACATCAAATTCGATGACATCAAAGCAGTATTTGAAACGTACATAATTGATGACAGTTCCATCACCTACGACGCAACCGAAGACCGGGGCTGCGCCTCCACTATGCGTGACATGGCGGTGAGCCTGTCTGCTGCCGGGACCGTACAGTTAGCCGGGGACGCGGAGCCTGTTGTTGGCAAATTGATTGAAGTCTATGCCGATGACAAATGTCTGGTTCAGGTTGGCGGCAATTTGACCTTGCCGGGTGGTAGTGGCGCAACTCTGACCCTGGGGTATGCGATTGTCGGTGATCTGGGCGCGGGTTCTGCCGAGGGCTATATTCGCATTTCAGACGGCGCAACTGCCGCCGAGATTGCGGGCCAGCGCGGGCAAATTCTGGACGCCGGGACTACCACAGCGGTTGTGGTGAAGTTCCCTTAACCTATTCTGCAAACAATTATTGAAAATTTTACGCAACAGGAAATTTAAGTAGAGGAGATCACATTATGACCAAAGCAACAATTACCCGTATGTCTCCGGCTGATATTGTATCCCAAATGAGAGGAAACCCCCTTGAAATTGTAGGCGATGCCTATAAACACGAGATGAACCTCTCTGCATTTCTGGAACGCTTGACCCCTTCCGAGAAGGGCGATAAGCTGGATGCGTTTGGCCGGGTGTTGAAAGAGGCCGGGATAGTTTTACGCAGTGACCCGCAGGCCGGTTATTGGGCTTCCCCAGCCTCTGAATTTCTCAAGGACAAGGCGACCCGCACCCTGCTGTTTGAGTATGCGTCCCGTATCTGGCGGCGCGTGGCTTATGGCAACGGCAACCGGGCCACCTATCTGAGCGGGGATAATCCTCCCGGCTCCTGGGATCGGCCCTACTATGACGCCCAGCAAGCCCGATGGGATGAGCAATTGGCCCCGGCGATTCCTCTCTCTGAGATGGTCGCCATGACCACGCCCATCGACGGACAGGATTATCGCGCCTTTTATATGACCTACGATGCCACCGCCCTGCGGCTTTACCGGGTCGGCGAATCGGCTGAAATCCCCATTGCTAACCTGGCTGATTCCGAGCATACTATCACGCTTCACAAGTACGGGCGTGGAATGCGGGCCAGCTATGAGCAGATGCGCCGGATGCGTATTGACAAGCTGGCGATGCAAATTCGCATGATGGCCGTGCAAAATGAGGTTGACAAGGTAGCCGCAGCCCTGGCTATCATTATCGCCGGGGACGGAAACAGCAATTCGGCCACGACTCACGATCTGACAACCCTTGATACTGATGCGACCGCCGGAACCTTAACCATGAAGGGCTGGCTGAATTTCCGCAAGCAGTTTGCCAACCCCTACAAGATGACCACAGCTTTAATGACTGCGGCGTCGGCTCTCCAGTTGGAAATGCTCAACATCGGCAGCGCAAACCTGGCTCTCTTGCAATTGCAGGGGAGTGACATCGTGGGCACGATCCGGCCCATTAACCGTACTGCTGACGCGGTTGGCTACGGCTGGACATCTGATGCCCCGGCCTTGACCATTACGGCCTTCGACCGGGCATGGGCGTTGGAGCAGTTGGTCGAGATTGGCGGCGACGTGGCCGAGACTGAACGCTTTATCACCAGTCAAACCGAAGTGCTGACAATCACCGAAGTTCAAGGCTTTGCCGTGATGGACAATACGGCTAACCTGATCCTTGACATTAACGCATAGATGAAACTTTGGCTGGCGGGGAAGATCAACCCTGACAATCCGAAGGAATGGCAGTTCATAGGGGTGTTTGGCGGGCAGCTACGCGCAATCAGGGCATGTAAAGATGAAACATTCTTTGTGGCTCCGGTGGAAATGAATCAGGAATTACCCCTCTCTGTCCGGGATTGGCCGGGCCTGTTTTACCCGATGGCTGGAAAGGAATAGTACAATGCTAAAGAAAATTAAAGTAAAATCTGGCCGGAATGATCGTCAGGTGGTTTTATTTGAGAAGCATAAGGATCATCCGAGCGGCCAGGCTTTTGTTTCCCAGCCGGACAGGGTTTATGAGGTGGCTGAAACCCCGCTTGTTTTGAAGCGGTTGAGTCAAAATTGGCTGGTCAGAGTGGAGCAGAAAGCAGCGGTGAAAAAAGCGGCACCGAAAGCGAAGTCGGTAAGTGAAGCAGCCGAAAAGTAGTTCGATTTCTACTACCCAGGCAGCGGGAGAATTATTCAATATCATTGATGTCTCCCATTATGAGCAACATCAGGGCCATATGTTTACGGTTGACGCGATCAACCTTGCAATGGCTGCAACGGACACCATTGCCCTGGCTTTTAAAACGCCGCCGGAACAAGAAAAGACTATTCATATTTACCAGAACTTTATCGCCCTGGCCTCCGGCCATATGGACATTGTCGAAGGGCCGACCTGGACAACGAACACCGGATTATTGGTACCAATTTTTAACCGGTATCGGGAAGCTACGATGGACGCCTCAATTGTTCTTGAGGATAAAACCGCAACCCCGAATTTCACGGCCACAGGGAACATTATTCTCGATCCAACGGCTTTAACGGGAGGCACTATCCTTAGAACCATTTACGGGTTCGGGAAAAAGGACAAAGCACCCAGTACCAGAGACGAAGCACATGGCTGGATTTTAGCGGCTGACACAACCTATGCTTTTCTGTTTACCGCTGATGACGGAAGCAATAAGGCCCAGCTTACGCTTAATTGGGCCGAAACAATAATTTAAGGAGTCAATGATATGAAAAATCAAACACACGTTAAGTTTTTAATCTTCGCGCTTTGCCTGTGGGTGTTATTTTGTGTAACGCCCTTTGCCTCGACGGTCAACGCCTCGGTGCAGGCAGGTATATCCAATCTTGACCGCCTGTATTTAAGGGCAACCTCAACCGGCCCGATTCTCAATGTCCGGCAAAATGGAACCGGCGACATCGTCCGTTTTCAGGATGGCGGATCAACCGTTCTAAGCATCGGTGATGGCGGCATGTTTACTATCGACAGCGGCGCGATGGTATTCGGTCAGCAAAGCGAAACCGTTACAGCGACCTTTATCTTGACTCCGACAGCCCCTTTTATCCTGATCACGTCTGATTCGGCTTATACCTCGTCAACCGATACGCCGGTCATCACGACCACGGCGACGGCTAACCAAATGTTGATGATCCAGAATGGCAACGCCTCTGATGCGTTGACCGTTGACGGAACCGGCGGCACGATAGAGTGTAAGGCCGATGTTGTTCTGGGAGCCGGGGACATTATGACCCTGATCTATAGTGAGTCAGATTTGGTATGGCACTGTCAAAGCGTTTATGATAACAGCTAAAGGCTAACCAATGGCTATTTTATCCTCTGACGAATATCCGGCGATCAGGGCGGTGCTTGACACCGACCTGAATGATAAAAATCTATATGATTCTACGATTGCCCTGGATATTTATCAGGGGGCGGCTGATCAGGATGTATTAGACCTTGACCCCGACGCCGAGAGCAGAACCGGCACCGACGCCGAAAGAATCTTGAGAGCCGCTATCTACTTTTGTGCTGCCCGCCTTGCCCCCGCAGTAGTGAGGATCACGAGTCTGAGCATTCAGGCTCGTGATCTCTCATACAGTAAACCGGTATTTGACCCGGAAAAAAGGGCGGCTGAGTTGCGGTCAATGGCAGAGGAAGAAATCAACGAAGTATTGCACCCGACTGATACGTCTTATTCGATGCCAACGATGTTCGCCAGGGCCGAGGGAAAACGAGGCTGGTAAATGCCGGGGCAATTAAAAAATATAACAATCGTTGGTTACAACCGGCTAATGAATAGCCTGCGGCGCATTGCAGCCGATAACCAGGAAATTGGAGACGAGCCGGTCAGGGCCTTCTCCCAAGAGATGCGGGGGGTATTAAAGAGCGAACCTTACCCCCCCAAAAGACCCGGCCAACGATCTGTCAGAACCGGGCGACTAGCGAACAGCTGGAAGGTTGAAGGGCAGGGGCCGCCGGCCAGATACCGGATAATCAACACGGCCCGAAGCAAAAAAGGCAAGTTCTATGCCGGGTGGGTTGTTGGCATAAAACAAGCCTGGATGCACAAGGGCCGCTGGTGGAAAGCAGTGGCCGTGGTTAAAAAACACAGCCACAAATTAAGTGAAAAGTTAAACAGTATCTACAAGGAATTGTGGGGTAAATGATATGTTAAAAGCAACTAAGTTAGCTATGAGTATTTTTTTCGGGGCCTTTATTTTGATTGTCGTTTTAGCGGGGCTTCCTCAGACCGATGTTTCCGCTAATCCCCTCGATGCCCCATTGATGACAAGAGCAATTGTCACCACTACCGAAGTTCTGTATGACGGGGTTGATGTTGATCTATTGGCGGCAACGGCTGACGGGGAGAAATTCACCAATACCGGTAAGGAATTCTTCTTTATCACCAACGACTACACGGATACGGTGACTGCAACCTTTGTAACTGCCGGAACCTTTGGCGGGTTTGCGATTGAAGACGTTACCGTGCCTATCAGCGCCAGTTATTCCAAGCTGGTTGGCCCGTTCAATATTGCCATTTTTAACCAGAAAAGCGGCGATGATAAAAATACCATCTACGTCAACTGGGACTCGGTGGGGCAAACCGGCATTGCCAGTATAACGGTACGCGCTTATAAACTGGATGACGGCAGCTAATGGCCGAACAGGGGACAGGCGAGGCACTGGGGGCGCTCAAACGGGTTTTTGAGAACGTCAACCCGGCCCCGGCCCAAAGCCAGGCGGGTGTCTGGATTTACCCGCAAGACTTTGAATCGATTGAATTTACGACGCTGCCGGTAGTTGTCTTGTCAGAAGTGGTCAACAATCAGAACCAGTGGCTTTATGACGCGCACGATTTAAGCGAGTCGGTCTGGGCAATTGAGGCGCTAGTCTTTCTCTATCCCGGCCCGTTGACCACGGAACCGGCGGCGCATGAGGCCGAAAAATTACATAATCCCTGGCCCCTGGCTTTGGCTGACATCCTCTACAATCAGCAGGATTTATACCGGACGGTGGTCAGGGTTGGGCAGGGGAAAAAATTATTTGACTGGACGGTGGGCCAGATAGATTTTTGGCAGAAGGTATTTTGGGGGATTCGGTTTGTGCTGCCGGTCAGCCAATCACACAGCCATTAAGGACGGGTAATATGAGCAAAAAAAATGTTGATCTGGAAACCAAACCACTCAATGAGCCGGATGCTTCCGCAGTGGAGGTGTCAGGCAACAAGGGAAAAGACAAACCGGTTACAGTTGATGAGCTTTTCCCGGATAGCCCTGGCATAGCGCGGGCGCTTAAAAAATCCGGGGTCAAGACCCTGGCTGAATTAAAAAACAAAACACTTGATGAAATTTCAGCAATGCCGGGGATACAATTTACTCGCCTACAGAAAGTCCAGGAGGTTTTGAAGCGTGGCTGATGTAACGCTGACCCGTACCAGTCTCACCAATGACGGCGTTGATCTAACCGCCGGATTGCAAGCGATGGTAGCGGCTGATACCTATTATTACGCCAACGCTGACGGCGCGCCGGTCATCTATCTGATCGCCACTGACACGGTAACGGTCACGATTGAAACGCCTTTTACGGCCTCCGGCGAAAGCCTGCCGGATAAAACGATCAATATGGTTAACGAGGACGTATTATTGCTCAAGCCTCGCGTTAAAAAATATTACAACCAGACTGACGGGACGGTGAAAGTCACCGTGACCGCAACGGGCGTCAGTATTGGTATTTATGTACCATAATTAGACTGATAGCAAGGAGATAACAAAATGAGTAAATACGATGGCAAAGGCGTAGTTTTGGAGTGGGATGCAGCAGGGGGAACCGATTACACAACGATTGCCCAAATTTTTGAGATCACCCCGCCCGGCCCTTCCCGCAACTCAATTGATGTAACCGCGCACGATTCAACCGATGACTGGAAGGAATTCATCAAGGGCATTAAAGACGGAGGCGAAGTTAGCTTCGGATTGATCTATGACCCGGTTTTAGGGACTCACGATGCCTCAACCGGTATTCTGTCAGATTGGGATGAGGACTCAACGATCCCGACATGGCGGATCACGTTCCCGGATGCAGCCTTAACCAAATGGACGTTCCCCGGCTTTATCACGGCTACGACTCCGGCGACCCCTCTTGAGGATAAGATGACAATGGGCGTTACCTTGAAGGTAAGCGGGAAACCGACCCTGGCCTAAAATAAAATTTAATAAATAAGGTGGGCAAAATGGCAGCAGAGAAAAAGAAGTTTTTAACAAAAGACGATATTTTTAATGTCCCTCTAAGGATTGAAGAACTGTATATCCCTGAATGGGACGGGGTTGTTTTTATCAAGGAAATGACCGCCCTGCAAATTGAGCAAGACGGCCAGTTTATGATCAAAAACAACGGCAAGCCGGACTACAGCAAGGCGATCCAGATTCCGACTCGCTCCTGCGCCCGGCAGGTGGTTGACAAGGACGGCAACCGGCTATTCTCCGAGCGGGATATTAACGAGCTTCGGCAGAAGCATGGTTCGGCCATTACCCGCATCTCAAAAGCGGTGCGGGAGTTGTCCGGGCAAGGAACGAAGGCTGGGGATTCTGAGATAGCCCAATGGCTTGAGAAAAACTACCCGGAAACCCTGGCAGAATACCGGGAGGAAACCGGGGCTATTGCTGAGGCCGAGGAAAATTTTACGCCAACCCCCTCCGACGATTCGCCTTCGGATTAGCTACCAAGCTGGGCGGGGATAACGTTAATGTTGACCTGATGCTATCCCGAATTCCAGCCTCCATGCTTTGGGAGTGGATAGCCTATAGCCGGATCGAGCCGTTTGACGAGGAGCGGGCAGACCTGCGGGCCGGGATTGTGGCTTCAGTTATTGCCAATACCAACCGCAAGAAAGGTTCTCCCCCATTCAAAGCCAAAGACTTTATGCCTAAATACGGGCGGCGACAACAGCAGTGGCAAGATCAATTAAAAATAGTGGAAATGCTCAACCAAGCCTTTGGGGGAGATGACCTAAGAACCGACGAACAAAAGGAATGGCAACAATAAAGGCTTGCCATTCCTTATTTTTTAATAACCGTTAGGGTTTTAATGGACCAGATAGATTTAATTGTCAAGATGGCAATGGATACAAAAGAATATGCTGACGGGCTGGCCGAGTCGACAAAGGGAACAACGGCCTGGGCCGGAGCGTTGGGAACTGCGGTCTCTGCCGGTGTTGCTGTTGCTGTTGCCGCGCTTGCTTTTTTGGCTGGAGCCATCATTGGCATAGGGGTTGCCTCGTTTAATGTCGCCAACGAAACCCAAGAGGCGTGGAATCAGTATGCTGCCCAGACCGGGGCGGCAAATGAGGAAATGGAGCAGTTTAAACAAACTGCGCTTGATATTTATTCCTCAAACTGGGGGGATAGTATAACCGATGTCGGGCAGGCAATGACAACGGTAAAACAGATCACCGGGGAAACCGGCGATGAGCTTGAATCCCTCACCACAAAAGCCTTGATAATGCGGGATGTCTTTGGCAAGGATATTAATGAGAGTATCCGGGCGGTTGATATAGCCGTAACCAATTTTGGAACTAATGGGTCACACGTTTTTGACCTTGTGGCTGCTACGATCCAAAAAGTGGGTGATCCCGCCGATGATCTCCTGGATACCGTTGGGGAGTATGCCCCCATTTTTGCCGCCGCCGGTTATTCTGCTGATGAAATGTTCGGTATCCTGCAAGCCGGGGTAGCGGCCGGGGCCAGAAACTTTGACGTTGTAGCAGATGCGGTCAAAGAATTCCAAATAAGAATTATTGACGGCTCCGACCAAACCGAAAGCGCGATGAACACCCTACTCGCTTCAACGGGCCGGGTAAGCGACGAATATGTCACCCTTGAATCTAAGTTAAAAGATACCAGTGATGCACTGGAAGCAAACACAGAGGCGCTAGACAGTGCCGAGGGCGCATATGCTGCCAGTAAAGCGGTTGTTGATGACCTAAGCCGGGCATTAGGGGAAGCCAAACGGGCCTTGAGTGACCTTTCCCATCCTAACCTGGCCGGGATGGAAGCATACGACAATCAGCTTTTTGAACTGGAGCAGCAGAGTAAAGCCGCAAAACTGGCGATGTTGGATATGGTTCCAGATGGCGATGCCTATGAAGCCGCCAAACAACAGCTTGATGATATTAACAAAGAGATGGACAAGGTTGCCTTACAACGTGATCTTCAATTTGACCGGCAACTGCGGGATATTGAAAAAGCGGCCACCGAAGGGCAAGAACCCCTGACAACCTATGACGAAGTGATGGGCCAGATCGGGGCTAAAAAGGGAGAGATAGCAGAACTTGAGGGGGCTTTTGCCGGGGCTACTGCCGAGATGGAAGGTAACGCGGCGGCGGTTGCCGCACTTGAATCTGAAAACAAACGACTGACCACAAATATTGACGACCTCAAAGCCGGGTTGGAGGCTATTGGCTCACCGGCTGAACAGTGGTTAAAAGGGCTTGAAGATGGCTCCATGTCCGGTAAGGAGGCAATGGATCAGGTCAACCAGATGCTGCGGGAATCTGACCAGGCCACGCGAGACGCGGTTGGGCCACTTATTTACGGGACAAAATGGGAAGACCTGAAAGATACTATTATTCTGTCAATGGGCGAGGGCGTGCATTACGCCCAGGACGTAGACGGAGCTTTAGCCGATGCCGGGGAAACGGCCCATCGTGGACTAGGGTGGGCTTTCGACCAGCTTAAAAAACGAGCCTTGACTTCCTTGCAACCACTTGGCGATGCTCTTTATGACTTAGCTGAGAAAATTATGCCTTTCGTAGGGGAAGCATTTAATTGGTTTGATGAAAAGCTACCCGGTATTATGGAAACCGCCGGTTATTGGATTGGCTACTTAGGTGATGTCATCGCGTGGGACGTTGTACCGTATGTGAATAATGAATTGTTACCGGTATTTATGGAGTTTGCCGATTGGCTGGTAGGCGAGGGAATACCCGCCTTTGTGGAATTTATCACCCCGATCATTGACCAGGTTGTGCCGGGTTTAAAATTGCTTGGCAGTATCGCAATGGATATAGCAGGGTTCGTTTTGCCGTTGCTTGTGCAATGGTGGCAATTCCTGGCCGATCATATGAACATTGTAATGCCAATTATAGCGGCGGTTGGTGTGTTGATCCTGGCCCTCACCTCCCCGGTGTCTTTAGTGATTGGGGCCATTGTCCTGCTGGCGACTGCATGGGCCAATAACTGGGGCGGGATTCAAGAGAAAGTCCAGGCCGTGATGGACTTTGTAATGCCGTATATCCAGGCGGGCATGGCGTTTATTTCCAAGGTTGTGTCTGATGTCCTGGGTTATATTCAAGGCTGGTGGAAGGCCCACGGCGAATCGGTGATGGCCCTGGTCAATGCCGCGTGGCAATTTATTACATTTGTAATTGATAAAAACCTTAGCACTATCTGGACGGTTATTCAAGTTGTATTGGCCCTGGCTCAACAGTTTTGGGAAGATTGGGGAGAGACCATCATGACGGTAGCTGCCCTGGTATGGGATACAATAACCGTTATTTTCTCAACGGTCTTTGATAACTTAGGCTATCTCCTGGATGCCTTTGTCGCTCTGTTTAAAGGAGATTGGAAAGGATTCGGGGACGCGCTGGGGAGTATCTGGCGTAACACATGGGGGGCAATAGAGGATATTTTGAACAATGCCAAAACAGCCATAATAACCGTTATTGTCGGTTTTATCTCAAACTTTATTGATAACTACTGGCAACCCTTTGTAGATGGCATCTCCGAAGCCTGGGATAATGTTTGGAACGGACTTGCGGATATTGTTAACGGGGTAATGGATACGGTTCAAACAGCGATCCAGCCGGTATCAGATTTCATTGATGATATTTGGCAAAAGATTCAAGGAATTCTTGACACCCTGCCGGGCTTGCCGAGCTTTGGCGGGGAGGCGGCAGCAAATAACTTTGCGGCCAATGTTCCCGGCGGACGGGGTGATGAAACAAACAACAACTTCACCCAGATCAATAATTTCTCAGGCTCCGGTTTTGACTCAACCGGTCAATTTGCACAGACGAAGGCGCTTCTGACAACCTGATAATTTTGTGACACAATTATAGTGTAGATTCTATTCACAATTTATTACTGCGGAGGCGCAAAAAATAAAACATCTATTTAATATTTTGGTGGTATTAATTATGGGCATGTGGCAAATCACGATCCCGGAAGCAACAACGAATCTAGATAATAACCCCTCGTTTGAAAAAAGCGTCAGCAGTTTGGCGGCGGCAAATGGCGCGGCCATTGCTCAAAGTTCAGACGAACAGGCTATCGGGTTTTATTCGGCCAAAGTAACCCCCACGGCTGCTACTGATGACGGGGTTTACAGGGCTTATACCCTGACCGCCTCAACTACCTACACATTTAGTTTTTCGGTAAAGGCGGTTGATGGCATTGGTTATAAGGCTTACTTTTATGATGTAACAGCAGCCGGGCAATTAGGCGAGGCGGTTTCCTTTGTCGGTGACGGGACATGGCGGCGATATAATATCACCGTAACTACAAGCGCCAATACATCATATCGGGTTTATATTATTAAAAATGGCGATGCCTCAACCGGGGCATTTTATCTTGACGCCTTCCAGTTGGAAACAAAGGGCCACGCTACCACATATGGCGATGGGGATCAGCCGGGATGGATTTGGACAGCCGGAGCGCATACGTCAACCAGCGCCCGCAGTGGGCAAAGTACCGCCGGGGGGCGAGTAGAGGATTTGGGCCAAGACAAGTATCCCAAAATCCGTCATGCTCTGGGCGTTGGAGCAGCGCCTGTTGAGATCATAGATACGCTTCCGGCTCAAAGTGACGGCGGCGATTATCAGGATACTTTGATCCGGCCTCGGCAATTCCAGCTAATCGGCTATGCCGAAGGCAAAGGCAACGGGATAGATGGCCGGATTGACTATCATAGAAAACGCCGGAACCTACTACAGGCATTTAACCCTCACGGTGTAACCCCCAAGCAGCCGCGCAATTTACGTTACCGGGTAGATGGAAACTCGGTGATGATCCGGGCCGATTATGAAACTGGCTTACAGCGGCAAAAAACCCCAGACGCTTTTGCTAAAGAGGGTTTCAGCCTGGGCCTCAAGGCTCAAGACCCGTTTTTTAGGGCCGTAATGGGCGTAGCTAATAGCGATAATGGAGCCAACGGGATCGACGGGCAAGGGGCCAGTGTGCTAACCGCCCAGAGTACCGTTACCGATGCCGATTATATTTTGCAAAAAGGAATTACCGGCGAATGGGCAGCAATGGGAACGGGGTTGAGTTTACCCATTCCTGGATTGCCAGATGGTGAAATAACCACAATGGCTATTGGCATTGACGGTTTCTTTTATATTGGCGGTCAGTTCTCTTCTGTTGGTGGAGTTGCTAATACAGCGGGGATAGCCAAATGGGACGGGACAACCTGGTCAGCGTTGGGAACTGGGGCGAGTGGTGGCAATGTTCAATCTATTGTTATGGATTCGAGTGGCGATTTTTTTGTTGGTGGGAATTTTACATCAATGGGTGGGGTTGCTAATACAGCGGGGATAGCTAAGTGGGACGGGACAACCTGGTCGGCATTATCAACGGGAGTTGATAATAACGGTGTTTATGCTCTTGCCATTGATTCAAGTGATAATTTATTTGCGGGCGGGAACTTTACCTTAATGTCAGGGGTTGCAAATACGGTCAGGATAGCCAAGTGGGATGGAAGCAATTGGACACCTTTGGGAACGGGAGTCAATGATATTATTTATGACCTTGCTTTTGACTCAAGTGATAATTTATTTATTGGTGGGTATTTTACTTTAGCGGGTGGGGTTGCTGATACGAATAAGATAGCCAAGTGGGATGGAAGCAATTGGACACCTTTGGGAACTGGGGCAAACAATACGGTTCATGCTCTTGCCATTGATTCAAGTGATAATTTATTTGCGGGTGGAACTTTTACCTTAATGTCAGGGGTTGCTGATACGGTCAGGATAGCCAAGTGGAATGGATCAGCTTGGTCGGCGTTGGGAACGGGAGTCGATGACGGTGGAGTATGGTCTATTGTTATAGATAAAGGTGACGATTTATATTTGGGGGGCAATTTTACCCTAATTGGGGGCGACTCTTTTGCCGGAATAGCAAAATGGAACGGAAGTACTTTTTCGCAGCTTGGCTCAGGAGTCGATGCTATTATTTTTGCAATGACAATAAGCTATGATGGCCAGCTATACATTGGTGGTGAATTTTCTTCTGCTGGTGGGGTATCTGATACGGACTATTTTGCTAGATGGACAGGAGTCGCATGGCGGACAATTGCACTGTCCACAAAAGCTATACTGCAAGCCACCGATGGAAAAATTTACATGGGTGGTGGTTTTATAAATGCCGGGGGCGTGGCTAACGCTGACCGGATAGCTTATTATGACCCGGAAACCATAACATTTATCGCTTTATCTACCGGGGCGAATGGTATAGTTAATGCTATCGCCGAAGCACCCAATGGTGACATCTACATAGGCGGATCATTTAGCCTGGTTGGAGGCGTGGCCGATACCGTTGGAGTAGCTTATTGGGATGTGTCTGCGTCCGTTTGGCTTCCTCTTGATACCGGGATAAATGGCACAGTGCTATCGCTGGCTTTTAGTCCTGACGGTGATCTATACATCGGCGGTTTATTTGAGGACGCCGGTGGGGTTGCCGATACTCAAAATCTGGCGATATGGGACGGCAGCGCATTTAATGCGCTATCAGATGAGCCTGACGGGGCTGTCAATGCCTTGTTGTTTGACAACGCCGGGACTCTCTGGCTGGCCGGGACGTTTGAAGATATTGGAGCCACAAACGTTGACTACATTGCCAGTTATAATACCTCGACAGACACTTTTAGCGCCCTGGAAACCGGCACGAATGGTTTTGTTAACGATTTGGCTTTGGGGCCGAATGGCAATATTTATTTGGTAGGGGCTTTTACCCAGGCCGGGAGCATAGCCGGAGTCAATTATGTCGCCAGGTGGAACGGGACTCAATTTAGCGGGTTCGGGAGTGGTTTTAATAATGTTGCCTTTACGGTTGGGGTTGATGGGGATGGAAAAATCTATGTGGGCGGTGCATTTACCACAGCCGGGGGGGGTGAGTTACCGGACAAGGTGGCGGTATGGACAGGCTCAACATGGACGAGCGTTGACGTTGACCTGCCGGGGACGGCTACGGTTGAGGCTATTTTGGTAACAAACGTTAGTATTTTTCTAGGCTTTGATACCGAGGGCAGCGCAACGGCTAACGGGGTAACGAGTCTCACTTATAATGGGGATGCTTATGGCTATCCGGTAGTTACGGTCAATGGGCCGGGAAGATTGTACGAGATAACGAACATCACCACCGGTCAGAGTATTTATTTTGACCTTGACCTGGAAGATGGCGAGGTTTTAACTGTTGACTTGACTCCGGGGAACAAAACAGTAGTGAGCACATTCCGGGGGGCGATTCCAAATGTGGTTTTAGAGGGTAGCGATTTGGAAACATTTTACCTCAACCCTGGGGCCAATAGCATGTCGATTCTATTAGACGATGCCGGCGGGTCGGCTTATATGTTATGGGATGAGGTATTCCAGAGCTTTGATTCGGTTATTTATTTGCCGATAGTGAGTGGTTAGATAATGATAAAAGCAGCTTGGGTACAATCCTACGCATACGGGGCGACGAGCGTCGAGGACATGAGAGAGTCAATTAGGTACGATACACTAGAGTTGATTGAGATAGCAGGATATAACCGGCTTTATATTAAATTACCGGCTGAGTTGTCGGACGGTGTTTTTCGTGACTCCAAAAGACAATTTGAATTGTTCCTGTCTGAGTTGCCGGATACTGTCGAAAAGCACATCGGCATTTTTAATGCCCGCCCGCCTGGTGTAGAGGAATGGGTGGATTTTAGAGACGGCGAAGTGCGTTTATCTCAAGAGCAATGGGTTGCCGAATTATTAGCAACATACCCCAATGTTAATGGGATACACTTAGACGGTATAAGATTTCAAGGTACTGATTACAAAGTAGATGGTTGTCCAGTTAACGATCCTCAGCGCCGCGAAGCTGTTACCGACACGGTGCGCCGCATCCGGGCCGTGACTGGTGACAAGGTTTTAACAGTGGCATCCCGGCAAATTTCCAGCGGGGGTCATTTAAGCGGCGGGCCATTCGAGTTTTGGGAGAAGGACATCCCCTATATGCTGGAGGACGGGCAAGATATTTTGTCTTGGATAGATAATAACTTGATAGATTACGCCGTGACGATGACTTATACCGTAGATATTGATTACTGGCTATACGAGTTAGAATGCTGGAAAAGCGCCGCACCTGGGCAGTTTCTAATTGGCATTGGCTGGGAGAAAAACAAAAACGTAGAGGCCACGATGGAGAAAATAACCAGAGGAGAGGTGCGGGGGTCGCCTGGTTTCTGCGTTTTTAATTTATACGATTATCCACCCGATGTTGCGGCAGAGCAAGAGCTTGCCGATGCAATTGGCGCGATATAAAAAAGGAGAATAAATTGTGGCTGGCAGCGGCGCAGCTAAATATCCGGTATGGCTACTCAATCCACAGGGTCAGGTCATAAAATTATTGGATCGATTCATAAAACTAAAATATGTATTAGCTACCAACGGAATCGGCGTAGCCAATATACAGCTGAACCCGTCCTTTGACATGAGTATGGTACAAGAGGACAGCCAGTTAATGATCTATCGCCAACTCCCCGGCCAACAAAAATATCGGGACGGGGATGCGGTTTGGCTGGTACGCGATTGGGACTGGATCATGTCTCAACGGGGACAGGAACAAATAGGGCTGGTGGGGTATTCGGCTAATGAGATTCTAGACCGGGCCATCGTAGCATACGCCGCCGGAACAAGTCAGGCAAAAAAAAGCTCAACGCCCGTTGATAATTTAATTAAGGCACTGGTACGGGATAATCTTGGCTCACTGGCTACTGATGCGGATCGGGATAAGTCCGACTATTTATTGGTTGAAGCTGACTTGGGGTTGGGGCCTAGTACAAGTAAGTCAATGTCTTGGCGACAGCTATTACCAACGGTGCAAGAGTTAGCCGGTGATGCGGCTAACCTCGGTACGCCCGTATATTTTGACGTAATCCGGCGTCCTGGGGACAGTCAATTATTTACCCTGGCAACCTGGGCCGGCCATCGGGGGGTTGACCGGACAGGTGATAACCGGGTCATTTTATCGGTTAGAAATGGGACGCTATCAGAGATAAAATGGCAGTATAGCACCATTGACGAGCGCAATTATATTTATGTAGGTGGGCAAAATCAGAAGTCAGACCGGATCATAGTGGAGGTTGAATCGGATCGGGCTAACCTCTCCCCGATGGCCCGGCGTGAATTATTTGTAGATGCCAGAAATTCTACCAAGGCCGGGTTACAATCGGATGGGGAAGCGGCAATTAATAAATACCGACCAACTGAAACATTTACGACAAAGATCAGGGATACAAAGGCGATCCGGTTTGGACGTGATTATAATTACGGCGATATTATTATCGTGGACATAGGGCGGCGGGTGGTCAATGTGCGGGTTGATGCTGTAGAGGTTGAGGTAAGCCGGGGACAAGAATCAATCAAGGCACAATTGAAGGTGGTATGATGTCGGATTTGGTTAAAAAAATTGTAGAATTACAACAGGAAGTTGAACGGCTAAAGACACGGGACGCGCACCCGTATAGCAACTATTCGGCCACGGCTGCGCCTGGGGTGAACGATGATGCCGACGATGGTTATCAGCCCGGTTCGTTGTGGATAGATACGGTAAATGATAACGCCTATGTTTGTTTAGATTCTAAAGTGGGGGAGGCGGTGTGGGAACTTGCCAGCCCCAGCACAATCCTTAATTCTATAATTGGATTTAATCTAAGCTCGGCAACTGAGCTAACGATAAAGGTGGGGGCGGTAACAAAGACCCAGGCTAACCACACTATTGATACCGAGTCAGACGCCGCAACTGATGATTTGGATACTATAAATGGCGGCGCTGCGGCTGATATTCTTTTTGCCAGGCCGGAAGATTCAGCGCGAAACGTAAAAGTAACAGAGAATGGGAATATCTTCATTCCCTCCGGCCCAGATTTATATCTCGATAATACGAGCGACATATTAGGGTTACTCTTTGACGGTACGGACTGGCTAAATTTTGCCAATCCGTTTGGCCGAATGTCTCTAATTGCGGAACACGAACTTGCCGCGCCGGACACCGACTTCACATTTGCGGATATTCCACAGACGTTCCGGCATCTGATGATGTGGCAACAACTCAGAACAGACAGGGCAGCCGTGTCGGATTTACTATACACACAAATAAACGCTGACGCCGGAAATAATTATGATGATATAGCCATTGTGGGAGGAACCGGCGGCACGTCAACCAGCGCCAACGCTGCCGGGGCTTGGACTTTCACGGGATACACAGCGGGGGCCAATTCAAGGGCAAATAACTTTTACCCAACAATTACTTTTATCCCGAATTATACAAACACAAATTTTGAGAAAAGTGGGCTGACTTTATCGGTTAGCTTTGCGGACGTTGCGACTGGAAATATGCGGCTAATTGTTGACGCCATTCACTGGCGCAGCAGCAACGCCATTGCATCCATTACGTCACTACCAGGCGTTGGGCCTAACTTTGTGGAAAATTGTATTTTTCAATTGTACGGGGTGTTATAATGAGTACCACATTAAAATGTAAAACAGGTGAAATAAGTAAAGTTCCCCAAACAGCCACCGAGTTAGCCGAGGCTGATGCGCGGCGGGTAGAAATAGCGGCGCGGGAGGCGGAAGAGGCAGCCAAGAAAGAGAAGAAAGAGAAAGCGTTGGACAAGCTACGGAAGTCGAGCGCCCCGGACATCAAGGATTTATTAGTGTATCTGGGGGCAGGCGTCATTGAGTGAGGGCTTTACAATTGATCTTATGAGCCTAATGTCTTGGCGAAATAAGAACGTATTTCGCCAATCCTATCCAGGTAAATTTTAACCACTTCCTGACCAAATTCATTATTTTCCAACAAATCGTTCTCGAATGACCCTAGCGCGTCGTATAGAGTTATAGCTTGTGATTCTGTCAACTTGATTCCATTTATTTCAATTGTAGATGGGTTGGCAGAGAAAAAATGTTGAAATCGTAAAGCAGTGCAAAGTTCGCCTATAATAGTTAGCTTTCCGTATTTCGGGGATGTCTTTTTGACAATCTTTACTTGCTCTTCGTTGAGACTGCCATAAATTTTTGCTAATTCATGCTCAATATCCGCGATAGTATCATCGGGGAGTAGGCCCTTCCATTGTCTTTGAATTTTCTGAATCTCTTCTTTGCTGTAAGGTTTTTTCATTTTAATCCTCCAAGTTTTCCATTTGATCAAGCATATCAAGGGCCATTTCCCTCATGTTCTCATCTGCCGAATGGTCTGATCCATCATTATCTGACCCGTTAACATATCGTAGATTATTAACCCTTGCTTCAATTGCGCTGACTACCTCCAATATCTTGGGGATCAGCTTTATTTTATCGGCCAGATTTGCAAGGTCTAAGGCGTCCTCCATATCTTTATATAGGTAAAGGGCCTTTTTTGTTGTTTCGCTTTTTTTCCCTTTTTTGTTGGGATGATTAAGCCATTCTATCAAACCTCGATCATTTTCAGGATCAAGCGAATAAGACTCGTTATGCGCCATGTTATCTCCTAACTGCCAAATTTTGCCCAGCCGAGGGTCATCATTCCCATTGCCTCGGCCCAGCGCGGGTCGTTAACAACTCTTGCCGGGGCATATCTTTGCGCCAGGGTATGGCCTATCTCAATGGCTCCCCCGCCGCCGATTCTAAAATCATTGATAAACGGCATAACGGTTTTTGAGTTCCAAACGCTGTCGATCAGGGAGAATGAGGCATCAATATATGGAGTAAGTACGTCTTTTACCAGATCGGAGATTGATTCCGGCCCACTAGATAAAAGAATCTGCTTTCGCTCCATTGCCTTGATCCATTCCTGGGTCGGCATTTCGATGTCATACTTCCGCCCGGCAACATAAGCCAATTCATCCACAGCGTCAAGCAACCCGCCTTCTTCGCTGTTGGTTTGATCGGTAATAATTCTCCCGGTTTTTCCAACCGTTGCATAGGTTTTATTTCTTCCCCCAAGGCCGAGCCATGCAACCTGCTCGCCATCCTTTATGCCATCGGCCATCAAAGCAGACCAGCCCTGGATCGTAAACAAGACATTATTTATGTTAACGATCAGCGATTTTTCTCTCTGAGGTATATCCACAAAATGAGTCCCCCTCAATACCGAGGCTATATCTTCCCGGTCTTTATAATCCTTGCGGGGTAACCCGGCAACCAGATCAACGTCAACAACGCGGGTTGAATAGCCAACATGCCGGGCGATAGCATACAAATTCATTGCCTCATAATGGGGGCCGGTATACCATTTCAAACCGCCCTTGCCCCAAATAAAATTGTGGCATTTGTGTTCCTCGGTACTCCCCCCGACAAACCATTTACCATAATTAGTGGACACCTGCATTAGATCAGGATCAGGAGACAGGAGGTCTTTAACCTCACCCAGTACTGACTCAAACTCAAGGCGGTGAGGCTTTCCCGGCCTGGTCTTATAAATGCAAATACTCTTTGTTTGCGTGGTTCCAATATCATTTACGACAATTATATCTGTCATTTCCTTGCCCTTTCGATTGTTATTATTTGTTAATATTATACAATAATATTCAGGATGCACAAAACATAGTAGAGCGTATTTTAACGGTTTCGCCCCCTCTTGGGGGGTGAATTCTCCCCACCACCCCCACCTGTTTAATTCTCGACAATTGACCAACTGCCGGTATCATCCGGCGGGGTAGGGTTCACGGCCACCGGAATATCGTACAATTTCCAGAGCAGATGGTTGACGGTACGTAGGTCACCATATCTCTTCGTATTCACCCGGTCTGCTATAATAATTCTATGAGCCTCAAGGAACGGCCTCACTCGCCGGGCCATAGTCTCGCCCACCGCCTTGGTTTCATTCGCCAATATCAGGTCTTTACAATTGCGCCACGCCCACGGTTTCCCTCCAGACACGTTGCCAAGTTCATCCATTCGATCATAGGCGTGCCACATCACCAACAAAACCAGATTGGCAAAACGGGTATCCTCGGTATTGGCCCTGCCCACCGGCGCGGTCTGCGCGGCGAGTTGATCATACCTCATCGCCTCAATTTCAAGCTGTTTTAACTCAACACGGTTCTGTAAAAACATCCCCACCAGATCGGCCAAAACAAACTTCGCTATCATAATCACAATTGAAACAATAAGCATGGCAACGATGAATTGTGCCACCGCCTCCCCCGGCTTACGCGCACCCAGTTGCGAGGCAATGAATATTGCGCATCCCCACATCACCGGCAAAAATAAAATAAGCGCACCTGCCCCGGCGAAGATAACGCCTGGCCAATTTGTGGCGTATTGATGAATAGTCGGCGGCTTGTCGTTTGGTAATACCCCCGGTGCTGTATTTTTCATTTTCCGGGCCATAGTAGACCTGCCCATATTCGAGATAAAAAATATAATACCAACAGGTGAGGTAGTTGAAGTATCCTATAATAGATCGTGTAATTAACCGAGCGAATTGTCAACAGCACCGCCAATACCGAGGCCACTAACATCCACGCGATAGACAGGGGGAGCCAAAATTCACGCCGTAAAAATACGTGATCAATAGCTGCCCCGTCTGACCTAGCGGATAAAGATAAAGTTATAGTGTGTTCGGCTTGCTTCATATTTTATGACCAGGATAACGGCAATGGCTATTAGTTGGAACGGGGGCGCTTTGGGCAGTTCGCGGGGTCTTTTGTAGTAATTGCTCTCGCACAAGCTACTGCAAAACGTGGAAGACATGCAGGATTGGAAATCAAATTCTCGACCACAAGAATAACACTTTACAATGGTATTCATTTTTGCGCCCCCGCAAAAATTACGATACGTGTTTATTTAACGACGACGGGTGAGCTAACGCGCCCGCCCGTGATAATTGATTAAAAACCTACTCACCCACGCAAGACACCACTCATTTAGAGGCGTGGCTCTTGGGGTCGCTGTTGAGCGATTTGTTAGGGGGATTTCTTCAACGGCAATAGGAATAAGATCCCAATCAGATTCACCGGGAGCGTCCCAGCCCTCATATGTACCGCGCTCAAACCAATAATCTATTTTACACCTATAAACACCTGGCTTAGATGGGTATTTGTCTATTGATTGGGTGTTATCCTCTATATGCTCCCCATCCAGCAGGCCAATCATATCTTTTGGTGCGCTAACAACAAACTGACCACCATAAGCCGACACAGCTATAATCACGTTTTCAAAAGTTCTTATATGTTGCATTTTATCCCCCTAACGCTAAGTTGTGGCGATTGCGGGCCAGCACCGCAAGCCACTTAATTATTGACTCTGCTGGCGAGTGTTTTTTCAAAAACCGGGCGGTAGCAATTCGACCACCAACGATTTGTTATGTGGTAGCCTCTGTCTTGCAATTAGCAAGATAGCTATCAGCCGCCTCTTTTGCTTCTGCTTCTGTTTCAAAAGCATGTTGACCGGCAGAATTTTCTATGATAATTCCTCGCACTTTTCCGACGTACTTGTGGACGAGTGACCGATCTAAAACTTGTGTTATTCTGCCAACGGTAGCCCGTCCACCAGAGAAGAATGCTGCTTTTGACTTCTTGTCCGGTAACGCTTCTAAAATTTTTAGATTTTTTGTATTTGATAATTGTGCCATTGTTTTCTCCTGTCCACATAACGGTTGAAATAAGCCGATTGCGGCTTTAACCTACTATATCTAATACATCACCAGATAGCCGATAATCACCATTCAAATCTTCATCTGGTAGCAATTCGGCTTGATTGATTTGTTCTGCGGCGCATTGCTGGCAATAGTATCCAACCAGAACAATGTGTGTACCGCAGTTTGGGCAATGCTCATAATGCGCCGGGCTATTATGGTACTGTTCAGAATGGCCGTGTTCGACTTTTATATTTGGCTCTTGGCAGACAGCACATGTTTCAAAGGTGATGTTACCATTAAGGGTTATTGATGATGGCATAGTACCTCCAATTTTAAGATGCCGCAGAACGGGCCGCATTTCAGGGGCGCGCCCATTGCCCCACTAAATAAACCTACTCACCCACGTGAGGGGACGCCGATAAAATGTGTCGCTCTCGGCGTCCCCTGCAAATGCTGGTTAGCGGGACGTGAAACCAACTATACCAGAGGGTCAGGTTCACTATTTTGCAGGCGGTCAAATTCCTCTAATTCGCGTTTTGCGCTTTCCTGAGCGTGTATACGCTCAACACACCGGGCGATAACCTGAGTATTATGCCGGGTGGCAGGTAATCCCCACCACCCGGCCAACTCAGCTATCATTCGGAGCGTTTCATCATCCGCTTGATAGCTGAATTGATTCATTGCAGCAACAACTCCGCAATCTCCTCGGCGGTGGCGTCGTTTAAGCTGTAGCCGGTGGCGGTTTCGAGGCCATTGCTGAGGTCAACAGCGATTTCGTCATATTCCTCGGTGAATGAAATATCGCTTAGGTGGGCTTTTGGGTAAGCCTCGTATTCGCCATTGCTCAATTTGAGTACAACCGCCCCGTTCATCCAATTATCGGCGTTTTGAACTGCTTCTACTGTTGCGTTAAATTTTGTAGCCATTTTTTATCTCCTTGACTAAATGCTAATGTTTAATAGATATGCCTAATTATAATACGATTATCGTATGTTGTCAAGGGGTTTTTGACATAATATACAAAACTCGTCAATAAATTTAAGGTTCACTCAGTCTCGCTAACTATTTATTAAGTGAACAACAGTTCGCGCTAAGTCAATAACAACGAAACTGTTACTATATTCCCCGATCTCCCTTTTCCCTGGCATATTTCCTCCATGCCTCAGCCCGTTCATCTGGGGTCAAGTTTAACGCCTTGATTTCCTCCGGCGACAATGGCACATAGGCGGAGACCCCGACTCCCTGCGGCCTTGTCGGTTTCCGCCCATAGGGGTTGCCCCGCTTGGCCCATGTTCCGGCTTCCATTTCTTTTTGCATCCGGGTCAATTCGGATTCGGGAATGAGATACCAACCCTTTTGTGAACCGTATTGTCCTTTCGGTTTCTTCTGCCTGATGGCCTTTAGCTTGCCGGTAGAGCAATACTTTTGAATAGTGATAACAGAATAGCCGGTTTTCTCGGCTACCTTGTAAGTGGTGTAATGGTTTTGTCCTTCAAGTTCAATCATAGTCTGCCTCGAATTATATTAGAATTGTAATTGATTTTATCATAGAAATGGCCCCCCGTCAAGTCTGGAATGTCTAAAAAGCGCCTGACTAGCTAGGGTAAGAACACACCATCAATTCTCTATATAATCCCCTCCTGTTCGATCTGGGGCGATTCTGTGGAGGAGTAAGTCTTTTTAATTTTTCTGATCTTATCCCTGATAGCCTTTGAAACATTCCCGATATAACCCTGCTGCTTTGTTTCTAGCCACGCTTGATAGATCAGGCTGCGGCGTAATCTAATAACGGTTTGTTTTTGGCGAGTGGGGTTGATCATTTGTAGAACTCCTGGATACTCTGAGTAGCTAAGTAAATTAACGGTTTTGGGAACCCGGGTTCCCAAGAATAAGTGTTGGACTCCCCCGGTTAGGCGGTCTTTAATTTAGGCCAAATGGTGGTCTTGCCAGCCATAGTGCCGATGGTGGCAGTAATCACAAATTGGCGGTTGGTTTGCTTCCTCTGCTACCTGCAAGGATTCTTTTACCTCTCCCGATTCAACCAGTTCCCGGTCAGCGTCCAAACCCTGGAACATCTCCGAGATGGCGGCGGGGAGGGCTTGCGCCTCGGTGCTGCCGTGTACGTTCTGATACTCCACAAACATACTGATTGTATCTGACAAAATCCGATAAAGCTGCTCGCTTGTAAATGTGTATTTGACCCCTACTTTTCCCTTTTCTATTTCTTCCAAAATGTCATCATAGCAAAACCCCACCTTGGCCTTTTCAAACGCTTGCCCGGACGGGCAGGTAGCCACAATGGTAGACGTGCCGTAGGCTTTTAGAATATGCTCCGGCGTTTCTTGGGGCAGATGAACAAAACAACGATGATTACAAAATTTACAGTACGGACCCATTTTTTACTCCTTCATCTAATTGAATAACTTAATTGTTTTTAACTCTGTAGGGATTATATCATAATAATACCATACTGTCAAATTACAATCTCAATAATTGTTATGATTTTTGAGGGTTAAAAATCCCCCCGGTCAGATCAACCGGGGGGAGCCTTATTTTGTAATATCATCCAGGGGCTTAAAAAGTTTCCTGAAATCGTCTAGCGTAACCGGATCACTGCTATACTGCCGGATTACAGTTTGGGCAAAGAGCAGCCCGGCCAATCTATGCGGCCTCGCTTTCGGGGAACAACGGCTCAGGCTGCTGTTCTTTTTCCCAATATGATTTGGCCTGTTCGAAGGCTTCTTTTCCGGTTCCCTCATAGAGATTCATACCGTCCCAATCTAGCACCCCAACTGCGGAAAAAAGAACTGTAATTGGGATGTTGTGGTTGGCAAGATTCTCTGCCATTTTTAATCGATTCTCCTCACTATCTGACCAGTGCCGAGGGGGAAGGGGTGGAAGTTCTTGTTTTTCCTCCAATGGCACGCTCAACGACTCAACTTCAAAATCCTTGAACGTTATCAGCCTGGCATACTCTGTACCGTTTTCGCCTTGGCCGGTGGCCCGGCTGAACCAAATACCATTCCCGAATTTCCCGGTGCCGGAGCGCCGGATAAACTGGTGATTGTTCCACAGCACAACGTTGACGCCATGCTGGTCACTGGTCACAACTTCCGCGCCGATACTGGCCCAGTCAAAGGTTTGGTAAGCGGCCATCTTACGCCGGTAGTTAGGGGAAGCCTCGCCATGCTGGGCCAAAATTTGATTGAGTAAGTCAGTTTGCTTTTTGAGTTCTGCTAAAATCTGTTCATTCATTTTTGATTTTTCCTCTCTAATTTATTTGATCATCTGTGTATGCTTGTTTGGGACAAGGGGAGGCAGGAAAGCCCACCTTTCTCATAGTTGCCATATACCCAACAAACAACCCCGGCTTCGTCGTCAACATAACGAGTGATGTTATAGCGTATATCGTTAATACTTTCCGTTTTTAACTGTTCTTTTGGCGGAGGCGCGGAACATGCGGTCAAGATAAGCGCCAGTAAAAAAATAATTAACCTTTTCATTTCAAATCCTCTCTATGGGCCACAAAGCCGGTACTAGTACCAAAAATTTTAAACTGTCCATTATCAACAGCTACATTTAGTATACCCAAAAGCCTGGTTAGGCTGGCCGGGGTAAGGTTATACTTTCGCGCTGCCGGTAGTTTATCATATGTAATAGAGATAACGGTATTTTCTATCAGATTACAGCTAAAAGCATTTGTTTTCATTTCAAAGTCCTCTCTAATAATGACCGGCCTCACCCCTTAGCCGATCTGAGTCATTGGTGGGGTGGCTCATTGGGCCAAAGACCCGCGTCCACTATAACCGGCCTCGCTACCGGTAGCAAGCCTCCCACTGCACAGGATAAAAGCGAGAGTATTAGAGGAGGGAGACAATATCAGGGATGCCACCATTTTTAATTACAAACTCCGGGGGTCTGCGGGTTCTTCTGGGTCGTCATATTCGGCGACCTCCCCGCAATCCAAACACTCGACCGACCACCCTCGCCAGTTACGGGTCACAACTCTTTGGGCTGCCACATCTCCAGAACCACACGCCGGGCAGGGGTTGTTTTTTTCGATTTCATTGGCTAACTGTTCATCTGTTTGATACCATTTAGTCATCTTAGCCTCGCTGGGAAGATAACTGACGTGGTTGAATTGTAACCACTCCCTCGGATATAACATCAAGGGCCTCGCCAGTATCAATAAGAATAGTCGTTTCCGGTCCACACACCATAATACTCAACACTTCGGCATTGATATTATCACCGAGTAAAATGTCACCTTCCCTTAGTTGGTCTGCGCGTATTGATTGTGTTACCATAATTTATCCTCCACTCCTGTTGAGTTTTTAACATCCTGGGTGATCTGGCCTAAAGTACCATCGTACCCATAAATGTCTTTCCCAATTTGTACTCTCCATTCTCCGTTTCTTGGGTCTTCGGTTGGAAGCCGGCGGCGCATCTTAACATCCGGATTAGATTCCAACTGCCAAACCCGGCCCCCGCTCTCTAACCGTTTGACCGGCTTCCAGCCGTGGAATAATGGGGAGTCGCTGATCTCCGGGCCACTTCTGTGTTTGTATCCGTTTCCCATAAAAACACCACCTCTATATCTAGGGTCAGCCATTTTGCCCCGCCTTGCTCATATTTTCCGCAAAATTAGAGCCAACCTTCCATTTTCCAGCGAAATCAGTTGAGACTACCGAGTCGTCCCTACCCCAATATCCCACGTACCAGGAAGACGCGCCCCGGAATAACCGCAGGTCATCATTTGGCATTCGGCGTAATTCAAACTCTGTGCCGGGGACATCTATCATCTGCCCGGGTCTAATGATCGGCTGGGCCTCTATCAATTGTTTTACAATTTCGACCTGGGTTGCCGGGGGTAATAATTCCGGTTCCGGCTGTGGGTTTAACAGGCGATCCATTAAAATCTTCAAGCCCTGGGCCGGGGACATTTTGCCCAGCAGGACTCGCCGGTAAAGATCGGGAGCATGGCGTTGCAATTGCAATGCTTGATATTTCTTGCGCCGCGCCGGGGGAAATAATTTGACGGCTGCATAATTCTGTGATAAACTTTCCATGTAATGACCTCCATCGTTACGCTTAATTGTTTTGGGGTTTGCTCTGCAAGCCCCTCGAAATTTCAACAGGGTTAAGAATTATTAACCCTGTTTTATTATAACTGATTTTTATTCGATTGTCAAATTACGATACATATAATAAAGCGAGAAAGGAAGCGTAGAGGATGGAATTGCACGAACTGACAGGGGAAATTGAAGCCAGGATCAGACGGATTTCACAGACTGAGAAGTTGTCGATTGCAGAAATAGCGGAGCAAAAATTTGGTCTAACCTTTTCCGCGCTTTACAAATACATGGGCGGCGTGCGGGTCAAACCTCGCAAGATTCTGATCAACACAACCGGGCTGCGACGGCTAGGCCCGTATTTTGCCCAAACCGGCGATATTGAAATGCTGAACTACCTGGCAAGCTACGCTCTGGGGGTTGAGGTAGAGGTGAGAGTAAAATGAGCCAGCTAGAATTAACTGTAGTTATGCCGTACATTCCCCAGACCAGCGTTAACGCCTGTTACGGGCAATCACGGTGGGGTGGAAAATATCTCAAGCCGGAGGCCCATTGGTGGAAAAACATTTTTCGACAGCGACTGGGAAACCAATTAGAGCGCGGGCAATTAAAAAACATAACGCCTGATGTAAAAATAAGGCTTTCGGCCTTTTTCCCCCTGCAAAAAGGGCAGAAGCCGGACGCGGAGAATTTTCTCAAATTGGCCTCGGACGCTACCGCCGAAGAACTTGGCTTTCACAGTGACCATACCTTTATAACCGGCGTGGAGCAGGTGAGCCATAGCAAGGACAATGGCCGGGGGATATTGGTTTACGAGATCAAAATACCGTTAAAACTCAAGGGGTGAATTATGGAAATACCGGAACTGCCGGAGTTATCGTTTGAAGTAACTTATAATCCCGAAACTGAAAACACGGCGATTATAACAGAGCTATTATCAAGAGCGAGGACGCAGCATTTCAGGTATAGGCCGAATGGTGATAAATGGTTCCTCGCTGATCTTGAGTTCAAGGGGTGGGTAAACGAGACAAAAGACGGTACAGATGAGGATGGCAATATACTTGTTGATGTTGGCTTTGAACTTCTCCCCGGCTCATTTGTAGATCGTACAGACCAACGGCTTTATGCCAGAATCCTCCGGTATCTTTATAGGTTCCGGCGGCTGCAAGGTGCTATTGATAAAGTGGCAGAACTATACCGGCCAAAAGTCAAAACCTGAATTTTACAATCGGACAAAAACGAGTATAATGCTATTACGTAGCATAAAATTATTAACTATTAACGGAGGATATTCTAATGTCTCAAAAAATTAAGTTGGCAGAGGCGCTCTTGCGCCGCAAGGAATTACAAAACAAGGTTGACCAGTTGCGTCAAATCCAACGCGACATGTTGTCTAAAATGGTATATAAGCGGCAAAAGGTTTCCGAGGATTTTGACGACATTGCGGCGCAGATTCCTACCCTGGAAGCAAACCAGGTAACGGCTGAATATGACCACTACGCCAAACAATTACGTTTGGTTGATGCGGCTATTCAGCAAGCCAACTGGACAACTGATATTGAAGTTGGCGTTACCGTAATGCAGGACTACAAGGCCGAAACCGAATAATTAAATTATTGCCGGGTTGATAGTGGTAACAATCGCGTTGGGGTAAAGGCTGCTCGGTGCCTTAAACCGGAGGGGAAGGCCTACCCCGTTGCAACTGAAGCCGAACAGTAAAACGGCCATAAAGCGGTACTTGATGTCACTGGTTCAAATCCAGTTAGGAGCGATTGTTCCTATAGCTCAGTGGTGAGAGCGCAAGTCCTTAATGTAGAGGTCGGGACTCTCTTTAAACTCCTGGTAACTCCGAATATAATAATCTTTTACAGATTACACCCGATTGGCCGATTAAGATTACACCCGATGTCCGATTGTAATTATTCCGACTAACCAAACCCTGGGGTTGTTACCACTATCAACCCGGCAATTAAGGAAATTCAAAAATGAACACCCAAACCGATCTAAGTGACCTTGAATTATCTACCCGGCTGACCGTAATGCTGGACTCCAGAATTGCCATAAAGCGGCTGGCAGATCAGCAGCCGAGGGACTCGCTTGAGAGAGAGTTGTACCTGGCCGAGGCCGAGCGATTGGCCGATGAGGCGCGGGAATTGGAAGCAATATTGAAATTGTTAAAAGTGGGGTGATGAGCTAATGTTGTTCATACCAAAAATTAAGCCTAAATTACGATGTGTTATTTTGGGACACGTATACAAATTTGATTGGTGGGGCTATCCGGTTGACTGTCCGGTTTGTGAACAATGTTTATACATAGGTGGAGGCTGGCCTAGTCTGAATTTGCAGCGCCGGGGCAGTGGAATTTATTGGAGGATCAGAAGCGCAATGAATCTCTTATTTGAAAGCGATGAGATACCGTTTTAGAAATTTAAGTTGACAAATTCGGCAAAATGCTTAAAATAGAGAGTGTAGTATACAAACGGCTGTCGCAGAGCCTATAGCAAACACGCACAACAAAAGTTAACCACTTTTTTGGGTTGCCTTTTCGCCCCCCTTTGTGTGTTTAGGGACTGCGAACAGGCGGAAGGCAACCCAAAGGGGTGGTTATTTTTATTCCCCATAGACGAGGACAAAATGAGTGGAATATACCGAACAGTCAAGAACAAAGAATACTTCCATGCCAGCAACGAACCCTTCAACGATGAACGTCTATCATGGGAAGCGAGGGGAGTTATCGGGTATCTTCTCAGTAAGCCGGATGGCTGGGAATGCAGAAATTATGATTTATTAAATAAAGGGCCATCAGGGGAGCATAAACTAAAACGAATCTTGGCAGAACTCCGGCAGTATGGGTATTTGCGACGTTACCGGGTTCATGCGGATGGCGGGAGATTTGATTGGGTAACAGAGATTTATGAATCGCCAAAACTCAATCCAACCATAGGGCGGTTTTCCACCAATGGTTCACCCACAGATGGTTCACCCACAGATGGAAAACCGCCCTGTATAGATAAGACTGATTTAGATAAAACTGATTTAGATAAAACTGAAGAAGAAGCCCCCCCTCCCCCTAAAAAAGAAAATGGAAAATACGAACCCTGGCAACTATTAGCCCGGCAGGTTGCAGTAAATTGTAAGCATGATCTGAAGCTTCTTCGTAACGGCTCATTAAAGAAAGTATCACAACGTTGTGATATTGCCGGCCAATCCCTGGCCGAGATAGGGGCCACGGTTGACAACCTCAAAGATCATGCCGAATGGTGGTATAAAAACGACTGGCGAGGCAAGCAAAAAGAAGATGGAATCCCCGGCAGTCCACCGACCCCGGAGCAAATATTGGAGACCTGGGGCCAATTCAAAAATGGCTGCACCAGTAATGGCAATGGCCGGGTGGCTGCACCTTTGACCCCGGCGCAGATGAAACGGGCGGAACAAATCAGGCAGGAAGATAAACAATAATTTGACAATCGAATAATAATCTAGTATAGTATCTACACCATCAACAATCATCAAATATTAACTAACCATCAAAAGGATTATTATGGCAGGAATTAAATTGTTTAGAATGAAAATTCATTGTATGTATTGCGGTTCAAACTATGTCACCGAGCCATCATACAAACCCGGCAATAGCTACGGTGGATGTTGCCCGTCATGTGCAGTGGAACAGAAGTCAATTATTCGCCGGACTATAGCCGAATTTCAACGGCTGCGTGGGAAATAAAACAATTAAGCATAGACGAAAGTTATAAAAACAATGGAGGCATTACCGTGACAGAATCATTACCAGGAACGATCCCCGATAGACTACAACCCCATAGTGTTGAGGCCGAGCAAGCTGTTCTGGGCAGCCTGGGCCTTGACCCCGGCCTTATCGTAAAAATCGCTACGGTACTTAATCCGGCTGATTTTTATATCGAAAAAAATGGCTGGATTTATTCAGCTATCCACGATCTTTGGAATGAGGGCATTCCCGCCGATACCGTAACCCTCAATGATAAATTGGAACAGCGGGGCCAATTGGCCCAGATTGAGCCGGGCTATTTTGGCGATTTGGTAAACCGAACGCCGACCTCTTTTCATATCGGCTATTATGCCAAGATCGTGCGGCGTATGTCAGAACTGCGTCAGCTTGGAGACGCTGCCGGGGAGATCGCCCGCCTGTCCTATCAAGACACCGAGGATACCGGCGAGGTTATGGGCCGGGCCGAGGAAATATTATTCAAGGTCACTTCTCAGGATGTAACTAACGGCCCCCGACCACTGCGGGTGGGCATTGAAAAACATTATGACCGGGTAGATTATCTTCAGAATCACAAGGGGCAGCAAATTGGAATCCCTACCGGTCTTTATGATCTGGACAAGTTATTGGGCGGCTTGCAGCGGTCTGATATGATCGTTATGGCCGGGCGAACCAGGATGGGAAAAACTTCACTGGCCTTGAATATTGCCCTTAATGCGGCCAAGAATTATCAACGCCGGGTAGCTGTTTTTAGCCTGGAGATGTCAGAGGAACAACTGGCTCAGCGTATGATCAGCGCGGAAACCGGAATCGATTCTATGCGACTCCGCAACGGCGATATTAAGGAGGATGAGTGGCCGGTATATTTGCAGGCCACTAACATGCTGGCCGCCCTCCCTATTTTCATTGATGACACCCCGGCTATTTCGGCTTATGACCTGCGGAGCCGGGCGCGCCGGTTACAAGCCGAGCATGGGCTTGATCTACTCATTGTAGACTATATGCAGTTAATGAGGGGGGATAAAAAGAGTCAGAATCGGGAGCAGGAAATAGCCGGGATCAGCCGGACGATCAAGGCCATTGCCCGTGAGTTGAACATCCCTGTTCTGGCCCTTAGCCAACTCTCAAGGCGGCTTGAATCACGGAATGACAAACGCCCGATGCTTTCAGACTTGAGAGAATCCGGTGCGATTGAGCAAGATGCTGACGTGGTGCTGTTCATTTACCGGGATGAGATTTATAACCCGGATACCGAATTCCCCAACATAGCCGAGATCATTGTGAGCAAGCACCGCTCAGGCCCGTCGGGTGTTATGTCTGCCTATTTCAAGAAACATCTAACCCAGTTTGTTGACCTGACTATAGAGCAGGCAGACCCGCAGGCGTGGGTGATGGAGTATTAGAATGAGACTATGGCACCCCCTTATGATCCCCCACCTCCCCCACCGGCAGCTACAAAGCCAGCATTGCGAAATCTGCGGGATGCGCGGCAACGGCTGGGGTAAGCCCCACGCGACGGTGGACTATGTATGGCAATATCCGCCGGGCTACCTATACCGGTATCACGTGCGGGTGATGGATGAACTAATCCGGCGCGGCGTGAATGTTGACCTCAAGTGGTACGATAAACGATACCGGGGCCGCAACTGTAAGCCGTGGATATTTACCGGCCCAGAGAATGACTACCCGGAACATAACACCGTCTACCTGGCAGAGTGTATCCTTAATCTAATGAGCGGCGAGAGGCCGGGCGGCGGGCGTAAAAACAAGGTGCTTAACCCACTGTTGGACGGGGTGGGGGTGATGCGATAGTGCAATATTTAGGTGGCAAGTCCAGAACGGCAAAACAAATCGGCGCGTATCTTAACGCCATCCGTAAACCAGGGCAACCATACTGGGAGCCGTTTGTCGGGGCCGGGTGGGTATTAGTACAAATTGCGGGCGGTGACAAGTTCGCCAGCGATGCAAATGCGGCCCTGATTGAGATGTGGAAGGCTCTGCAAAATGGATGGGTGCCGCCGGATAACGTGACAGAAGCAGAATACAAAAAAGCTAAGGACGGGGAAGGATCGCCAGAGTTACGGGCATTTATAGGGTTCGCGTGTTCTTATGCTGGTAAGTGGTTTGCCGGATATGCCAGAGACAATAGAGGACAAAACTATGCAAAACAGAGTTACAATAGTTTACTTGAGAAATCAAAACACATTTACGGTGTCAATTTCTTTTACGGTAACTTTTTAGAGTGCTATATTCCGGCCCGGAATTGTCTTATTTATTGTGACCCGCCATATGATGACACAACCGTTTATGGTGCAACGGGTAATTTTAACACCACTCAATTCTGGCAGCGGGTGCGCTGGATGGAAGAGCGCGGTCACACTGTTATCGTGTCAGAGTATGAAGCGCCTGATGATTTTAGCATCGTATGGGAGCATCGTACTAAAACCGATATGCACACCAAGAACGGGAAAGACCCACGTATTGAGCGGCTTTATAGACTTGGCAATCACAGCAAGATTAACCCAACGTTGTTTGATCTTATTGGATAATTAAAACAACCACCATGCAAAGCAAAATAAATTCATACTATCGAAATCAAAACAATTATTTAATAAAAAGGGCAAGGTGAAAAAATGGATAAGTATCATGTAAAACTAACGTTTGATGAACCGATTTTAGGAACAGTCCCAAAAGACCCGGAGATTTACAGCAGTTACATAGCCGGGAAAGCAGCGCCGCCGCTCGATGAATCCAAACTTAATGAGGAATTGGAAACGGTTGAGCATGTCGAAGAAAAGGGATGGACGGGGTTTCACAAAAAAGACGACTCACCTATCCTATACGACTATGTCATTAAGGGCTTTTTCAAAGATGCTTGCAGTATGTTACGCCGGGTTACGGGGTCAAGTAGTTCAAAAATGAAGGCCCACAAAAAGATCATTGACGGGTTGGTATTTGTGGAACCTCGCCAGATACCAATTACGGTTAATGGGGAAGTGGAAGTTTTGGAGCGCCCCCTTCGCGCTCAGACCGCACAGGGGGAGCGGATTGCCCTGGCCCGTTCTGACACCTGCCCGGCAGGGTCAACTATTGAATTTGATGTTGTTATACTTGGCGGGGTTAGTCAAGGCGTGTTGACCGACTGGCTTGATTACGGTTCCATGCGTGGCCTGGGCCAGTGGCGTAACGCCGGTTATGGTAAATTTCGGTATACAATAGAAAAACTGTAAGCAATGGCAAAGCGGGGTTAGGCAGAAGCCTTGCCTGGTGAAACATGGCGATGCAATGGCTTAGAATGGTGCAACCTAGCACCGCAATGGCAAAGCGAGGTTAGGCAGATCACAGCAAAGGCAAAGTTTAGCCAAGCGAAGACGAGCAAGGGCAGTACAAAGTATGACTTTTCAACGCAAAGCAAAATAAATTCATACTATTAAAATCAAAATGGAGGCTATAATTATGATACGTTTTCCGATCCCTATGGAGTTCCCGCTTAGTACGCCTCTCTCAGCTTTGCCGGAGCGAGGGCGACGGGTCGATATGGAAAATGAGGTTATCAGGGTTCGGTTTATGACCAGGGCCAGCCTGCAAGAAACCGTTGAGGCGTTGCAATTGATCAACCTGGCGGTCAGTCTGGGAGGGGTGGTGAATGATGAAATTATCTGAGAGGAAAGCGGCCTATTATCTGGCCCTTGAGTTGGTTGAGAAGATAGACCGGTTTGTATGCGGGTCGCACCTTCGCACTATTGAAGGGAAGTCGGTCTTTACGCTGGATCAGGCCGTGTGCGCGATTCTGGAAGATAAACTCGCGCCGGTTGGGGGGATGAGATGAAATTAACTAATTGGTTTAGTTCGTCCGGTCATTACAGAATAATTCACGCCGACCCTCCCTGGCGATTCAAGAATTGGAGCATGAAAGAGTTAGTTGAACGCGGGGAAAAATGGGCCAGGAAAAACGGGCGCAGCCCCTACCCGGTAATGACTACCGACGATATTTGCAAAATGCCTGTTGAGAAAATAGCGGATAAAAACTCCCTTTTGTATCTCTGGGGAACATGGCCAAAATTGCTCGACGCCTTGCAGGTGATGGACGCCTGGGGCTTCACTTTTACTACTCAAGCGTTCACCTGGGTTAAACAAAATCCATCCGGCATTGGCTGGCATTTTGGATGCGGCTATTATACGCATGGCAATACTGAATTTGTCTTGATTGGCAAGCGGGGCAAGGGGGTAAAGCGGGTAGACAAAGGTGTTTCCAGCTTGATAGTTTATCCCAGATGTCAGCACTCAGCCAAGCCACCAACGGCCAGAGATCGAATTGAACGGTTACATGGGGATGTTTCCAGGGTTGAGTTATTCGCCC